TAACGCAGGTTGGCGGAACGCAGGTTGGCGGAACGCAGGTTGGCGGAACTCAGGTTTGCGTAACTCAGGTCGGCGGAACTCAGGTTTGCGTAACGCAGGTTGGCGGAACTCAGGTTTGCGTAACTCAGGTCGGCGGAACTCAGGTCGGCGTAACTCAGGTTTGCGTAACGCAGGTTGGCGGAACGCAGGTTGGCGGAACTCAGGTTTGCGTAACTCAGGTCGGCGTAACTCAGGTCGGCTCTTTCGCCGCCATCCTCACTGCATAACCATTTCCAGTGCTTTGCAATAATCGCATCCAACTCAATCTTATTCATCGCACGCTCCATTCAAAAAGAATCCCCCTGCACAGGGCAAGCCATGCAGGAGGAGTCAAAGACGGTCGGGCCGTCACCAGCGTTGATTGCTTTGCAGCCTCACAACCTTGCCGTTGCTTGGTCTGCCAACACACCTATATCGGATCGCGTCGGCAAAATCCACCAGAAAATCTACTTTTTCTTTTTCGATTTCTCGAACATCTCCTTAATGCGTTGCTCAATCGTGATTTGCGACAACCGATTTTTCTCCGCACGCGATGCTTCAATCGCTTCCTTCATCGTTCGCGTCCCGGCCTGCGCCTCTTTCAGGATGTCGCGGAACGCTTTCGACGGCTTCGTGGCCTGCACGCCGAGGCGCTGTTGCGTGCGCATGGCCTCTTTCGCGGGTTGAATCTCCCACGGTGATGTCTCGCGCACGAATCCGGACGCCTTCATGATCGACTTCCCGAATGTCATGGGGTTCTCGACATCCTGCCCGATCTTCCCGACGTTTGTTGCCAGTCGGCCATAGTCGCCAAAGAATGCGCCAATGAGATGATCGACGTTGCGGGAATCCACCTTGAACAGGTCTTGCATGGTCTTGCCGATGCGACTGCCACCCTGCGCGCCCTTGCGGAGGCGGACATCCAAGCCTTCTTCCCAATAGGGAATGATCGGCTGATCGTAGAACAGATTACGGTTCGCCAGCACTTCGACAACAGGACGGAATGCACCAAGGAACGCGGCTTCATCGACTGGAATCATGCCCTTGGCGAGCGATCCACCGTGACCGGCGAACGCTTCGTCGAAGTTACCCTTCCATGCGTAGTCCACGGTGCGCTCGAACGTGGTGCCGAGGACGCCCAACTCGAACGGCTTCGGGATGGCGAACCACAGCTTCGTTCCGGGAATCGGTATGTTCCAGAAGAAGTCGCGCCGGTACGCGGGTAGCGCACGGTATTCCTCTTCACGGCCTGCCGCTTGTGCAATGCCATAGGTCGCAATCGACGGGGCCACGATCAGCTTGGCGAATTGCTTGGCGAATTGCTTCGGGTGATTCTTGGCAGCACGGAACATCACGCGCGAGCCTTGGATAGCGGCGTTCGTGAACGGCACATACTTGTTAATCGCCCGGATGAACGTTCCAGCCTGCGCGAAGTCCAAGAGGTTACGGCTATGGAATGCAGCATACGTCTCCGCTTCCTGTTGCGTGATGTTCGGGATGTTCTTCATCGCGTATTCGTAGGCGTCCTTGTACTCGGCCAAGCGATTCAGCTTTTCACCCTTGCCCGTCAGCGCCGTCACCTTATCGAATCCGCCCTTCATATACTTGATCAGGTCTTGCGGGAGGCCCACCATCGTGCCTTTTGTGCCGACGGCCTTCCGGATGAACCCGCTCATGTCGTCCTTGTAGGCGTCCTCCAGATCATTCAGCATGGCCTGCTGTGAGCCGCCGGAGCGCATGAACGCTTCGTCCATCTCCTCATACTTGGCCTTGTCGGTCCATTGCATCAACACATCCGACATCTTGCTGCCTTCGTGTTCCGAGATGATCGGACGCATGAAGGTGTCGCGCGTCGTATTGAACGCGGCAAAGCGCGGGGAGGCAGCCAGCCACTTCCGCAACACCTGGGACGGCCAACGTGCCGCCTTCTCCAGCCACCCCGATGGAGCGTGCATCTGCATCGCAGCATAGGTCTTGCGCGCCTCCGGGTCCACGAAGCGCCAATACGTCGTCTTGCCATCCCGGATGACAGGGATCACATCCTTCGCCATGCGTTCGTCGCCACTCACCTGCTGGATGTATTTCTCCGTCTCGGCGATGTACGATTCATTCTCCGCAATGGCACCATCAGGGAGAACTTTATTCTCAGGAACACCCTTCTCGGCACCAATGAGATGTTTGGCATCTTCCTTTTGCGCGGCAACCAGCTTCTTCGCGTCATCAATATCATCCGTCAGCGTGCGCCAGACTTCGTTCTCGTCGGCCAGTCGGACCAACTTATTGAGGCTTTCAAAGACGCTACTGATCGGCGACTTGATAAGGCGTTCGCTGCCAAGTGCCTGATTCGTGAACTGCCCCGTGGCGCTTCCCTTGCCACCGGACATCTTTTCGAGGTCGTCGAATACGCGTTCAAGAGGGGTGTAATAGTCACCCGTCTTAGCATAGGCGTCGGCCATTTCCTGCGAGATGATCCCCTTGTCGCGCGCGTATTCCAGCTTCGCCTTGCTGAGTTTCCGCTCGGCCTCCAGCACCTTGTCCAGCACGCCGGGGCTGTCCGTGTTCTCCGTCAGCATCCCCTTGGCCTTGAACTCCTCAATGGCGCTCAGGGCATCCTCGTAGTCCGTTCCGGAACGCAGCATCATGGTCTTTTCCCACTTCGCCGCATCCGTCCGAAGCTGCTGCATGGTTCCAGCCAGGTCCGCCTGCAACCCCTCGCGGAGTACCGACGGCTTCTCGTATCCCATCTTCGCCAACCGCGTGAAGTCGGCATCGGTTCCCTTGCCTTCACCAATGCGTGCAATCGCCGCCTGCATCAGGTCGCGCTCTTGCCGAATCCGCTGGCTCACCCCGGCGACATCGGCCATCTGGATGATAGCTTGGAAGTCGGCCTCGCTCGCGCCCTTCCCAAGGAACTGCTTGGCCGGACCAAGGATGTTCTCGACGGCGTTGCCTTGATAGTAGACTTTCTTCTCGTTCCCAATGTACACAGAGAGCGGCGTCTCGCCCTTCATGACGGCCTGCAAGCGGCCTGCTTTGCCTTCCTTCGTGCGGAACAGCATTTCGGCCAGTCCCGCTCCGCCCTTGCCTTGTCCAGTAATGTCGGCCTTGCCCGTGATCTTCTGGGCCGGAGAGAGGATATCCTCCAGCGGACGGAAGCCGCGCGTCATGAGCATATGGGCTGCATCCCACAGTTGCGGGGCCAGCTTATCCTCGATCGCCTTCAAGCCTTCCTTGGTGAAGAGACGCTTGGCGCTTGCGAGCACTCCAGCCGGTTCCATGTCACGAGCATCGCCAGCCGTCTCCATCTTCTTGGCAATATTCTGGATGGCATCGCCGGTTGTGCGCCAGTCGGGAGCCTGCGTCTGATACCGCACACCATCCGTCCGGGCCGCGCCCACCTTCTCGCGCCGGAACACCTCGCCCTTGCGCCAGCGGCCCTGCGTTGACCATGCGGAAGTGTCGCCTGTGATGGCCTCGTAGAGCTTTCCCAGGAACTCCTTGATCCGCTGTGCCAATGTGCCACCGATCTTCTCCAGTCCACTGGCGACGGCTTCCTCCATCCGGACTTCATCCGTGATGTTCTTGGCATAGGTCGAGACGAGCTTGGACCACTCGGAATCGGTGAACAGGCCCATCGACCGCGCAACATGGACGTGTTCGTGGTTGATCGTGGATTGGTCCGCAAAGCGCGTGTAGTCCACGTTGATCTGTTGGCCCGTCTTTGGGTCGGCCACGGTGATCGTGCGGCCAGCCACCAAGTCCGGAGCGGCGCGCAATTCGATGTTCGCATTCGTGCGCACGTCAATCGTCTTGCCGTTCTTGAACGTCACTCGGAAGTCATTATCTCCAAGCTCCTCGACGCCTTTGACGCCGGGGGCTTTCAAGAGATCATCCTTTGCCACGCCACGGACAAAGGCTTTGCGGACGGTCTTGAACTTGACATCAGGCTCAATGCCAGCATCCATCGCGCGCGCATGGAGATCGTCCAGCACCCGCTGGATCGTCGATGGCGTGTAGCCCGTCGTCTCGCTCAGTGCGGCAACATTCATCCGGCCCTTGGTATCCATCTGGTCCGTCAGGGCGGCAACAATCGACTCCGCACGTTCCGGCTGCTTGCTGGATCGCACGAGCTTCATGAAGGCGGATTCCGTTTCACCGCGCAATGCTTGCTGTGCGGGTGTTGCGGCTGTCGGGTCGGCGATTGTATCCACGATCTGCATAGCGTCGTCGCCTTCACCCACCTCTTTGTTGTAGCTGGCCTCGCGCGCGGCAATGACATCCTGCTTGCGGCGCACATCCTTGGCGGCATACGACATCTGGTTGGCAAGATAGGTCGCTTCATCCTTCCCAAGCTTCGGATCAAACGTGGCGGCACGCTTCGCCAACGGCATGATCAACTCACTCATCATCTCGTCCGGCTCCAACCCATACTGACGGGCGAGCGCATTGAGATTCTTCTGCCCACGTTCGGACATCAGTACATCCGATGCCTTCTTGATACTGGCTTCGTCAATGTCGGCATACGGATCGCGCTTGGCCTTGGCTTCTGGATTTACAGCCTTGGCGCGCGCCTCCAGTTCCGCCTCTTTCGCAAGCTGTTCGGCAGTCTTGGGTTGCGCTAGCTTCTGCGTTGGCGTCTCTGCGATCTTGGGCGCTTCCGCGACCGGCATGGTCACTTCGGCGCGAACCGGCTCCGGGACATCCTCGGCGGCATCCCATGGTGTCCGCGCGGTCGGTCGGACCGGAGCCACCTCGACGTTGGCGGGCGTCATGGCGCGGCGCATCCGGGCTGCGAGGTCAAGGGCGGGTGCGGATACGGCCTCTTGGACCGGAGCTGGAGTCTGTTCAATAGGAGCTTCCCACGGCGTGCGTTCTGGCTCAGGCTGCTGGAATCGGCGCATCCGTGCGGCCAAATCCTCGCGCGCGGCCATGCTGGTATCCGGAACATATTCCGGAATCTCCCATGCCATGCGCTCTTCGGGTGACATCATGCGCTGCATCCTGGCTGAGAGGTCGGCGGCTGCTGAGTTCTCAAATGGAAGCTGACGGCTCGGCGGAACAACCGCTTGACTCGGCATGTCCATATTCTGCATCGTGTCATTGATGACGCGCATCATGCGTGGATCGACATTCTCGATGGCCATGCCTCCCCATTCCGGAATCTGCTGGAGACGATCCGGGACGGGGCGATGGACATCACGCCAGCGATCATAGCGAATCCCGGCAATGCGTTCCGCATCAGCATCAGCGGCCCGTTGCAGGAAGTCCGCGCTTGCATCCGGGTACATGCGCTCTGCAAGCCGGTCCATGAGATTCAGGCCCATGCGTGAGCGCAACGTCTCCGGCCCTACCTCGCCAGCCATGTTGAACTCCGGCGTCCGGTTGAACACACGGCCCTGCTGGAAGAAGTCGCTGGCCTGTTCCTCGCCAATCAGGGCTCGGCCAAAGCGTTCGAGGCCCGACTGCCCCTGCGGTGAGAGATTGCCAAGCTGCTCGGCCAGGTATTCCGCACGCTGTGCATCGGCTGCTGCATCCACGCCTTTGATTCCACGGAGTCCGGCGCGAATCTTGCTGGCTTGCCATGCGGCCTTGACGCCACCACCGATGGCGGTTGCATTGAGAGGGTCAAGCCCCATGGAGCCGACCGTCATAGCCACTTGGCCGGGAACTCCGTAATCACGATAGAAGCCCTCGACATCGCCGCCTTGGGCATTCATAATCGCTTCCAGCGTGTTCGCGCCCCGCACTGGTGCGCCCGTCTCGACGTTCGTATATCCGGTGTCGCCTTCGCGCCCGACGCCAAGCAATCCTATCCAGCCGCGCATGGAGGTCACGTCTGGGTTCACCGATGTCTCGCGATCCAACTGCGCCTGCCCTGCTACGCTATCCGCATCAATGCCGACGGCACGCATGGCTCCACCCATGAGCGGAAGGCCAAGGTTGTTGTAGACGAGGCCACCGGCGCGCTCGGCCAGTGTCAACGGGGCCACAATTGGGGCAATAAACTCACCAAATGAGGCTTCCGGAACAGCATAGTTGGGCTTCGAGGACAGCCTTGCGCGTAATCCAAGCACCTCTTCCGGGGTCAATGGCATCGGTTATTCCTTTCACAAGGTCGCGGAAAGCCCATCTTCAATCGCCTGCTTTCGACGCTGCAATTCCTCCAGATACCGCTCCTCGTCCTTGGTCAACTCCATGCCGGGACGGATGTTGCCCTTCGCGTCATACCGATCCAACACCTGTTGGAGCCGCGCGTCGATCTCTTGCAGCTCCTTGGTAGCATCCTCGGTAGAGTACCCGGTATACGCTTGACGCCAATTCTCGCTATGTCCTTCCGCAAGATACGGGATGGACCCTGCGGGGTTGGCCGAGCTGAATGCGTTCCATGCCCGATTCAGCCATCCAGACTTGCGGCTTTCGATTGGCGTCATGTCAAGCGGAGCCGGTCGCCCAAGATTCTGGAGAGTCGCGCGCGCCACATCCGACCCTTCGCCACCGGCGCGAGCCTGTGCCTCCATCTCAGCAAGAGCCTTGGCGTCCGATACCGACATCGGCCTCTGCGCCCTCGCATCACGCGGTTGCCGGAGCCAACTGGCAGCGGCCTGCGTGAACGGGTTATTGAGCAGCGTCGATGTCCACTGACGGGCATTGTCGGCCCACCGGTCGCCCATGACGAAGTTCTGGTTTTCCTGGTACCGCTTGTCCATGAGCGTGTCGCGGCCCATCGCGTAGGCGCGCGTGTCGGCATACCGTTGATCCTGCACGGTGTCGCGCCCACGCTGATAATTCTGATTCTCAAGCGCCAGTTGCTGTCCGGTGTCATAGCGCGTGTCAGCCAGCGTGTCCCGGCTACGGCCATACGCCTGATTCTCCAGCGCACGCTGCATCTCGTCGGCATAGCGCGTGTCCTGCACGGTATCACGGCCACGGGCATAGGCGGTCGCATCGGCATAGCGTGTGTCGCCAACGGTGTCGCGTTCGCGCGCGTAGGCTTTATCGCCCAAGCTCTCTTTGTAGAGCCGTTCCTTCCACTGGTCGGCCATCGCGTCACGCTGCATCCCGTACTGTTCCTGCCGGTTCGCACGGGCCTGCTGGTCGCTGTACTGGCGCAAGGAATCCCTGCGCGCGCGATCCGCGTTCATCTGCTGCTGCTGCTGTGCGGCCAGCTCCATTGCCGACTGCAACCGCTTCATGCGCATGGCATCGCGGTACTGAATCCCGGCATTGACGCCGGAGATATTGCCCGCCGTATATTGCATGTTGCCCAACAGGGCCGGAACACCCGCAAAATTGGCACTCATCAGGAGCCTCCTTACCAAGCCAAGCCTTGGCCTGCGCCATAGCCGATGGTCTGCAACGGGGATAGAATACTCTGCGTCTGCTGGAGCCAATTCAGCGGGTTGTACTGCTGATAATAGTTCGCCAGGTTCGTCTGGTTCTGCTGCCCCATGCGCGCGAGGTCGCCAGCGTACTGACCCGCCAGGCCCAGATATTGCTTCTTGGAATCCGCCGCATAGGTCGCCGCATTGACATCGACGTTCCGCAATCCAGCCGCCGTCTGCATCCCGAAGCGGTTCTTCAAGGACGCTTTCAGGTAGTCAGCCGCCGGTCCAGCCATGCCGCGTCCGGACATCGAGCGTTCCAGTTGACGCGTGGCCGATGCCTGCTGCGCGCTCCCTTGGGCGGATGCCGCGTTCTTCATCTGGCGGACGGTCTGATCCCCCCACCCCGGACTCGCCACACCTTGACGGGCCATACTCCATGCCTTCTTGAGATAGCTGGAGTCGCCCCCGGCGTTCTGCATGGCCTCCAGCCCCTTGTCGTAGTTCCCCTGCATCTGCTGGAGGTATCCTTCGATCTTCGGGGAGAGTTGTTCGATGTACCCTGCGGCCTGCTTCTGGGCGTTCGCCGCCTGCTGCTGCTGCCAGCTCTGGGCCTGCTGCATCTGCTGGAGGTATTGCTGGTAGTAGTTCTGCATGGAGTTGACGCCGGTTCCGATCTTCCGGCCCGACGTTTGCTGGTTCCACACAAAGCTTCCGGAGGGCACATATCCGCCGCCGGTCGGATTGAGACTTGTCTTGACAGCCATGATATGCTCCTACAGAAAAGATCGTACCGCGAAAATCATGATTGCTCCGGCCCGATAGATATTCGGACATACGCCGACAACATTACAATACACTAATGACTTACAGAGTTCAAGGTCGGCGGCGTGCCTACCCACCCCATGCTGATACATAAAATCGTGCATCCGGAAGAGCGCATCCATATCGTCAATCGGCTCCACCGACCAATCTGTTTGCGCCGGATCGTCGTTGAACCGTCCCGCGCTCCATCCAGGACCACCCCAATTCCCGTAGGTGAGGCACTTTGGCCAATACATGATTATCTCGCATCCACGATAGCGTTCACCGCATCAACCGTCTCGCATGCCGTCACAAGCGCCTTGAGTGCGCGCCCGCTGCCAAGCGGCCCAGATGGATTCGTCTGATAGGTCGCATATGCCGCGAGGAACGTCATGAGATCGTTGGCCGATTGCAGATAGGCTACGCCTTCATTGACCGTGCTCACCGGAAATGGATACTGCATCATGCCAAGACTCTGCATGGTACCCATGCCGATCCAATTCCGCTGTGCGGCGTCGCTCATGGAGAATTGATTCCCTCCCCATGTGAACCCTGCGCGAATCAACTCTTGCGTCCTGGCGTCAATCGCCTCGATCTTTGCAGCCTTCACATCATCCAGCGTTGGGCCAATCGGCGCAACATAGGCATCGGGAATCGTCTTTCCAGTCAGCGTCCCTTCGATCTGCGCGGTCCTGATCTTCCAGTGGCTCTGCGCGCTGTCGGACGGGCAATACGCCAGCAATCGCTGATCGCCTTCAATGCGTGCCAATGCGATGATGTTTTCTGCGGTGATGAAATACGATTCGATAATATTCACTGGCATCATGTGTCCTCCGTGGGCCATGGGAAATACGGGTCAAGCTCCGAATACGGATTGTCCGTAATGCTGTCGGCCTTAGTCATGGCAACATAATCAAACAAGTTCTTTCCTGCAACCGACGCCCCCGGCCCTGTATCGCCGACAGCATAGCGATGAAGAAAGCCGGTAATTCCATCGCGCAGATATCCGGCCCGAATCCTCGCAACCGTTGCATCGCTCAGGGCGGTATCCCAGATACGCACATCTGACACGGCGCCGCCTGCGAATTGATGCGCCGTCGCGCTGTTTGTCAGTCCAAGCAATGCCACACGCGGCGATGCGACTGACAGAATATCACTCACGGTGCCGACGCCAGCCGAAAGATCATCAAGAAAAACCTTCGTGGCGTTCGTGCCCGTCTGGACTACCACGCACGCGAAATGCCATTCCCCATCCCACGGCGTGCCCTCTGCGCTTTCAATGCGATAGTTCGCGCTATTCGCGGCATTTCGCACCGCGATACCGATTTTATTGAGCGCGTTATACCCGCTCACATGCCACGGCGTCGATGTGGCATTACCGCAAGAAACCGCAACGTGATAGACACTAGATGGCACAGCGTTTGGGTTGCGGAACCACAACGACGCGGAGAACGGCAGCGTGATATACCCGCCACCTGCTGGCCACTGGATACGCTGATCCGTTGTTCTGCTACTGGGATGCGATAGGGCCATTAGATGTGCCTCGCAATCAGGAATTGGATTCGCATACCAAAACTCACGGCGTTCGTCCCGGTTGACTCACAATCAACGTCAATCACTTCCCCGTTACTTACGGCTTGCCCGGACGCGATGACGCCGGTATTAGCATAGGACGAATCAACAACAGTTACAGCGCCGCCAAGCAAATCAGTTCCGCCTGCCGTTGGCATGATCGTCGGTTGCGCCGCCCCGGTATCATCGGTCACACTTTTAATCTGCATTGCTCCAATCAAGCGCGCAGTCGGCTCCGACCAAACGATGGTATGTCCATTGAAAGCAGGATTGTTTACCAACCCTGTACTTGTTTCAGCCGCCCACGCCCCACCAAGCGTTCTAAGTTCTAACTTCATCGTCGATGCAATGTCCGTCGAATACTCCACAAACAGCGTTGTCCCGCCGGTCGGAATCTCTTCACCGATCACATCCACGGCGTCCGTTCCAACGGAAATAACGTAATGATGCTTCCAGTCTGTTGACGTTGTAACGGGGCGCGTGGTGCCGCTGTAGGATCGAACGTGCGTTCCGACGGGCAGGACGCTTTCCAGTCCAGCCTTGGCGAACGTATTGCTATCCGTCCGCGTCACGCTGGCAACATCCGCCCAGAGCGAGAATGAGCCGGATGTCATCGCGTCGATGGTTTCGAGCGCCGTCTGCACGTCCGTATCCGACGCGGAGAGGTTGCCGGTGAATCCGCTGGCATCGACACTGATCGACGCGGCAGGATGGACGGCTGTTTCCGTGAGTCCCGTCAAGTCGCCATGATCCGTCACGCCAGCCGTTACGAACGCCGTGTCAAACGCTGACTGGAGGCTGTAATACGTGCTGCTCGACTTCTGGTAAATGACCTTGCCAATCAATACGGCATGGCTGGAAATAAGGTCAGGCGGAGACGGAGGCTGCGCTTCCTGTGCCTCGGTCAGCGTGTAGTCACCCGTCCCAAGCGTCACATAAATGTGCTTCTGTGTTTCGACGCCACGATAGATCCAGTTCACGGCATACCGATTTGCCGTCAGCGTGGCCAGCCCTGTTCCGTTGTCGTATTGTGTATTATTGAGCGTCGTCACAATGCTATAGGTCCATGCGCTGCTGCTGTGGTAGCAGAAGAACATGGTATCCGTTGCACTGGATGCCGCATCAACAGTCACCGCATTGGCTGCGATCCATACCCTTCCGGCGTCAACAGAGACTTGCAAGCTGCTATTGACAGCAAACGCCAGTCCGTATTCGCGACGATACCGATCCGTTTTCACTTCGGCGTAATGCAGTTTCGACACCGCGCCAAGCCCCAACGTATCCCACGGAACGACATGCCAGTATGATCCGGTACGTGGGATCGTAAAGACCGGAATCACATCGCTTTCGTTGATGTCGGAAACCGATGTCGTTACCGCCAGCGTTGGCGTCCCGGCATTGTATTTGGCGACGATATAATTCGTCACGTTATCCGTCATCGCCAAGGCTTTTGATGCGAGCGTATACTGATAAATGCCACCAGAAAAGTCCGTCGTCTTATACAGATAGACCGTAACCGCATCGACCGTAATCAGCGAATCGCTTGTCTTGGTGTAGGTCGGCTCTGTCACACATCCGGCTGAAAACTTCGGGACGGCAACAAGCTCGTCGATAGCTTCCTGCACATTGTCGGCTTCCAGTCCGCTCGCGGTATTGCTGAACGTGATGCCGGATGCCGCACCGCTCGTGGCCGAGTATGGCAGCGCGCTCCAGACGGTCGTGCCGTCACCGAGCTTGAACATCGCCGTGTCGGTTTCATACCCTGCCTCACCGTCGGCCAGGATCGGATCGGCTGCGGTCCACGCTGCGGCAGTTCCTCGACGCCATTGAATCTGCTGGGCCATTATGGTGTTCCTCCGTCAAGAGACTGCCCGGACGTATAGACATCATCCGGAGCGCCGCCGTCAATGTGCTGTGTCGCCAGGTAGATTGCTTCCGGGGAACCCCCGTCGATATTCACTGTGCCGAGATACGAGGAGACGATGCCAACCTCCTCCTCCAGCGCGCCGACTTCGCCTTCCACGGATGTCAATGTCGTCCGGATCGTCTGAATGCTGGCATTGCTGGAATGCACATCGCGCTCGATGCGATTCAGCCAATCATTCAGTTGTTGATTCTCGACGTTGAATCCCTTAGGCACTTCGCGCCTCCTCGCCACGTCCCTTGATGCGCATGTTCAGCTTCAAGCCATGCACCACAAGCCGAGCATTCTGTTCCGTGCATCGCGTTCGCTGCTGGTACCAATAGCCGCGACTGTTGACGGCCAGCGTCACGCGATCTTCATCCGAGAGCGACGAGAGGACCGACTGCCATTCGGTAATGCGATCCGTCCGCCATTCCGTCTCAATGACCGGCCATGCGGTTCCGTTCATCATAGAGGGCGTCGTAATAATAAGATGGTTGCTCACCCCAAGGAATGCCGGTGTCACATCATAGCTTTCGACGTAGATGGCATAGCGCGTGCCACCGTCCACCGTGATGGTGTTGGCACCGTTGACCACCGCCGAAGTCGCGACGACGCCGGTGCGGGTATTCTCGACGTTCAGGATGCCGGTCGCAAACGTCGCCGCGCCGGTAAACTCAACGAGGATCGTGCCCGTGGTGGTGATCTGGGTCAGGGTGAGCGTTCCGGATGCCATCACGCTGCTCCTTTTCATGGTGATACTTATTCTTCCAGTAGCATTCATTTTGGTGGTAGCCGACAAAGATGCAGGACGCGCACAAGTCGCCGTAGTGATAGACTTCCGTGGCGGTCAGTGGGCGGCTGCACTTGCGGCAGATCATAACTTCATCCCCAACGCGATGCTGAGTCCAGCCAGCCCGATGACCTTGATGATGTCGATGCCAGCCTTGCGCCAGTCGTTCGCTTTGAGTCCATCGGCGGTTGCGCGCGCCTCACAGGATCGGATGCGACCTTCATGGTTCTCGAACATCACTGAGCCAGCCGTGAGCCGGTCGTTGAAGGAATCCAATTTCTCCTCGATGCGATCAAGCTGCTGTGTCAGTCGCCCGTGTGACGGGCAGGTGCCGTCGTCTGCCATGATGCCGCCTCCTTCCTTGAGATATTACCGATCCCCGCTTGCAACGGTTTTCGGGTCGCCTTTTTGCCGCCCGACGAGCCACCCTGCCTGGGCCTCGACGATGCGGTGTTCCTTCTTGCCGGTGTCTCCGTTGGTGATCCATACCGGAATCTTGATGGGCTTTGCAATCTCCGCATACTGCCCCGCGCCGACATAGAGCTTCTTCGCGCGGAACATGCCGATCAGATCACTACAACCGCTCGCCGTCATCAAGAGTGTCACGGCTATCAGCCATACGAACAGCTTCATGGCTCTCCTCCTTCTTCTTCCACCAGAAGTCAAGGAGACTTCCGATGACCGCTTGCAGGATTCCGTAGAGCCACTTCATTTCAGGATTTCCGGTTCGATCACGTCGGCGCTGGCACCCTTCATTTTGAGGATGTAGCGTTCCATGAACATCGGCAGGAGGTCGGCCCCGATCACTTTCAGGAGATCGACACCCTGATTCTTGGCATAGGCAATGGCGCGATTCATGGCGATGTCACGGGCCGTCTTGCGCTCCTCGTCGGTCAGCTTGCCGTCGGCGCTGGCATCCTTGATGGAACGCACATAGTCGTCATACGACGCCTGCACGCCAGCCGCAATGCAGTCCATCGCCTTTTGGAGCGTGGCGTTCTGGAGTTTCTCGTTCCGGCGAATCCACGCCCACCCAAGGGAGATGACCATCGCCACCACACTGAGAATCATGTCCATCACATTCGGGTTACTCAACAACGCATCCATGTCAGGCATCCTTTCTTACGGCGTGGTTTTGAGCGAGACGTAGGAGATACGCATCTCCGCGTCCTTCATCACATGTTCGGTCTGCGGGTCCGGGAACGATTGCCGCCCTGTCCGGAAGTAGCTTTCGATCTGGCCCACGGTATACTCGTCGCCGACCGCCGGGACGGTATCCCACGGCACGCCGACCGTCAGGCTGTTGGAGGTGTTGGCGATGATCCGGCGCTTCTCGTCAGCGGCCACGCCTTCGCGAATCTTGACGCGCATCCCGCGCAAGTCCCATCCGTGCGAGCCGACCGTCGGGAACGTGCCCGTCGTGGTCAGGGTTGTCGCCGTGGCATTCTGGACGGTGCCGCCCAGATAGACGCTTCCGAAGCCGTCGTTGAACGCATTCGGCGTGAAGTAGTGCGCGGCATAGCCGTCATTGCCGACGGGCACCTGAATGTGCAGGCGGTTCTGTCCTTTCTTGCTCGTGATGCACTGCATGTTGACGATCTGCAAGCCGTCCCACCGGTCCCACGCGCCGGTATTGAAATCGAACACCACGATGGAGTCCATGTAGACGGAATCCTCGGCTGCGAACGCCACGTAGAGGCGGTTGTCCACCACCTTACACATCACCCATTCCTTGAGGTCTGGGTTGCTGTTCTTGAGGAGATCGCCCAAGGGTTCGGAGATCAGCGTGGAGACTTGGTTGGAGTAGATCGCAATGTGATCCCCGGTGAAGAACGCAATGCCGCGCGGCGTCTGACAGATGCTGCGATGCGCGATGGTGCCATAGTTCGAGAGCGTTTCGTAGACTTCGTGCGTGCCGGGATTGACGCCCTTGACGACACGGTAGATGGTTTTCTCGGTGAACAGGAGCGCATCCCCGGCATAGCTGATGCCGCCACGGAGCGTTGTTCCCGTGCTTTCGCCGATGGAGAATTGCTCGGCAGGGCAGAAGTATTCCATCTCCCCCGGACGCGAGGGGCAGACGATGTTCTGATTCGCAACAATGGTATAGGCGCCCGTGATTGTGGTGCCAGCCGCTTGGTTCTGTTCCGCCAGGTACGCGGTATTCAGGCGCACGCTGTTCTTACTCACGACGCTGGCGATGGTGTAGGAGAGGCCGGAGTCATCCAGCTTGAAGCGATGCCCCAGAAAGCGTTGGCTCACATCCGGCGTGATGATCTGCGGGGGCCGCTGCTGGACGAGGCCGGATGTCCACTTGATACCAAGCGTCGTGTTGGCTGTGACCGTGGCCGTATTCCCGCCACCGTCGATGATCGCTTCCGAGAACGTAACGAGCGTGGAGCCGACCGTGACTGTTGCCAGCCCCTTCCGGTACGGGCGCGCGCCGAACACAAACATCGTGTCGCCGTAGGCATGGAGCATATAGCTATGCACAGGCGGACGGCCATAGATGAATGGTCCCGCCAACGTGGAATCGTCGTCGCTGTACGGGCCATCAAGGAAGTCGTTGAGCGGCAGCGCGTCATCCCCGTCGTCAAACGTGAACGTCGTGGTGCCCTCGTCCACCTCTCCGGCATAGTAGTACGGGCCGAGTTCATCCACCTTGGTCCGGTACATGAGCCAGCGTTTGACCTGGCTATCGGGATGCGTTGGCACCGTCACGACAATCTTGATGTTGGTGGCAGCGGTCGTATAGACCTGCGTTTGCACCGTGAGAGGGATGAAATTGGCATCCGTCTTGTACGGGTTCCCGATACGGCCAAGCATGTTCTCCGGGACGGCGCACAGCTTATAGCGGCCCCGGACCATGCTGCCGCCTGTCGTGCAAGACGAATAGGCGAGGTTGACTTTGCTGATCGGAACGCCCCACGGATAGCGCGCACCGGCGACAGACTTGACCATCTCATGATTGGCAATGAGATAGAGCGTGTTATCCACGACACACGCTTCCGGAATCTGCTCAAAGACCGTCTCAGGAGTTGCCATCCTCAGGCTCCTTTATCGCCGCAGGCTGCGCACGGAATGACTTGCTTCTGCACGAAGTGTCGGCATGTGTAGCCCTTCAACTGGACGCATTGCTCGGTCGTCAATTCTGGATCATCGCATTCGCCGGTCTTGAGGTCCAGAAACTCACATCGCGGAAGGGCTGCAATCTTCGCGGCACTGGCTTGCTTCGCCTGCATCGCGTCCGGATTGCCGCGACAGTCACGCGCGCACGTCGCAATGTTTGGGAATGGGCCAAAGACTTGGCGCAGGCATCCGACCGTCTTGCGGTTCGGATCACGCAGCATGAATTGGCATACGAAATCAATGTCGATCATGGCGCTGAAATCTCCATCGTGGTCGGGGAGATAATAGTTGACGTATAATGCGTCGTCGGTTCTTCCGTTCCGTTTGGCCAGAGCGTGTATGTTCCGTCCGGATTGTCACCATCGCGCTTGACCCATATGCCATGGGTGGCGCCGGATGTAATGGCAAACAACCAATAGGACGAGCCGACCAATTGGATGGCCATCTCGTCAACCCGCATATCCGTATCCGGAACGCGAAGATCAGCAACACCGTTAAAAAACCAGAAGCACGGCGTTGCGGCATAATAGCTGATATTCGAAATCTCTGCAACGTCGGTCGAGATATGCGTGTAGGCGGCGGTCGAGACGGCATCCGCAATAGTAATATCATAGACGCCAAGGATATTCTCACCATCGCCGCCACACGGGAACGTGCCCCACGACGTACTGCACGGACACGTTGCGGGAACGCTTCCCGATGCAAGACACGCTGCGCACGTCGCATAGGTATTGGTGATATCGCTAATGGCCGTATCAGGCTTACCCGGAACCGCCGCTTGCGCCAGCGAATAGCATTTCCCGTTCACCTTGACGACGGCTGGAGGCGTGGTCTGCGCGGTGATTTTTATCTCAGCACTCATGGCGGCTCCTTATCCGGCGCACTCGCGGTACGTGTCGTATTTGTCAACGTCTGTTGCACCGCATTCGCGATAGAGGTCATAGGTCGTCGCCAAGCACTTCCCCGGCGCATACCCGTAGATATACAAGTCGCGGTCGCCCAAGCGCGGCGTTACCAAGTCCTCGTCCAAGTCGTCAGATTGCAGCCATTCGCCGGACGGGATCGCAATCGCCGGAGTCGCCGTGTCATTGATGACGCCAGCGGTCATGGCATAGGTGTCCGTGCCGCCGACCACGGTGAAGCCGCCCGTAATGCGCCGCGAGACTTCATGATCCGGGTCATACAGGACGGCATCCACAGCCCACGTCTGTCCGGATGCGCACACGTATTCCTGATAGAAATCCTCGTCCACGCTCACGTAATCGTCCGGGAGGCCAACCTTCGCATACTGCATCCCCAGAAGGATTTGGCGCGCACTGGCAAACGCCACCCCGGAGGATGTCTGTTTGGTCACGCTGAAGGCGTCATTGCTCAGGCTTGCGCGATTCTGCTCCAGATAGGACGGCAGCATGGCGAACACTTCAAAGCCCGTCCAATTGTCATCGACATACCACGGCCAGATGCCATTGTCCGGATCTGCCGCCGTGCCGCTCCATGCCACTGTCAGCTTGACGAGGGCCACGCCGTCGCCCGACTCAAAGACAGCAGACGGAATCGACGGGTATCCGCTGGCGGTACTGCCCAGTGACACGCTCGATCCTTCCACCCATGTCGGGCCGGGGCAGGCTTTGCCCCACGTCATCGTTGCGGATGCCCCCACCATCGACGCGGCATACAGCACGATGTCGAACGGGATGAACGTTCCGCCCACGCCTGCCATCGCCGTCTGCGTGACCCACAGCATGATCGTGGAGGAGTAGGCATTCGTGCCGGTGAAGCCGACATACTCGCGGCCATCCAGTCCATCCAGGTCCAGCGTGTGAAGATTGACGGAAAGCGTCGGAATCGGGCGCACCACATTCGTCATGGTGCCGCCTTGGAGGTAATTCTTATTGCCAAGGATCGTCGCCGAGATGACCGCGCGCACGTTCGTCACGAGGTCATACGAATCGTCCGGCGTCTCCGGCAGGTTGAACCGCGCATTCGTCATCGTCCAGACGGTGTTTCCGTTGCTGAACACCCCTGTCGCTGCGGCGGTGTCGATCAGATAACGGGCTTCGGTGTAATAGGTGCTGGACGTTTTCAACCCCGGCATGTAATCCGTCGGCAGATAGGCGCGCAATGTCGGAACGCCCGGCAGCGCCACCATCATGCCCGTCTTGAGATTCTTCGCCGTCACCGTGAAGGAGAAGTAGCCGTTGTGCTGGACCGTCTCCGGAGCCGTCACAATCAACTGAATCTTGTCGGTCTTGATGTCCTCGTCGTCGCCACCCCCCGGTTCATCGGGTTCATCAGGATCGTCCGGCGGGACAATCGGCGGCGAGTCGGGCGGCGTAATGGTCGGCGGCGTGATGATCGAGATGGTCGGTTCGTCGGTATCATCCCCGTCGTCGCCATCCTCGCCGTCATCCCCATCGTCTGTATCGTCGTCGTCCTCTTCTTCGTCCTCCGGCTCCGTCTCGTCCTCCTCAGTGCCGCCACCGCCACCTCCGCCACCACCCCCAACGCTGCCGGGGAAGTAGAGGATGGCAAACGTTTTCGAGACGGTGCGTGTGTCGTCGTTCGTATCGACGCCCGACGCTGTGATGGTGGCCGTGCCGTAGTAGTAGACGTTGAGAATCGTGCCGTCGCCCCGGTCCCATGACGAGACGAGCGTGCCATACGACCCCAAGGAATCGTCCGGCGGCAGGATGAAGGTGAGCGTCTTGGAGGCCGCCTGATCGGTATAGGTGACATCCGTGGTTGTGGTATGGTCGCCGGTGCCCCAGAGGACGTAATGGTGCCATGTATACTCGTCGGCTTCAATGCCGAGGTCGTCGCCGCCATACGTCGTGAACAGGAGGCTTCCCGTCGCCTGAATCATCGTGGCGCTTGGGTCGTACCCATACCACTTGCCGGTCTTGTAATACATGATGGTAGAGTTGGAGTCCTCCACCGACATCACGAAGTCGCCTTCCAAGTCCTCGTCGGTCGGATCACCCGGAACGACGATCACGAGGCCACCCTCCACGCCGCCAAGCATGGCGAAGGGATCGACCTCCACCCGTGGCGAGGCCACCTGATACCCCGGTCGCGTCTCCATATACCCTTCACGGGCATACGTGACCATGTTCCGCGCGTCAGGGAAAATCCCCAACGGAACATTGTACATCGGCAGGGCTTTGTTGATCCCACCGAAGCGCGCTTGCCGGATGTCAGGTTCTTCGGGGTTTTCGGTTGACATGCTCACCTCGCAAAGAACGGCCCATCTTCTCGCGACAACTTCGCGTGCATGTGCTTCAATTCGTTGAGGTATTGCTGCCGGTACTGCTGCGCCGTCATGTCCAGATACTGCCGCTCTTCATCCCGCTTCAAGCGATCCTGCCGTGCTGACCACAGGATGAAATCCCCAACCAGCGGAGGCCCGAGCGGAACATCGGAGTCTGCCGCCATCTCCGTCGGCATGAACGCTGACAGGACAGTATACACACCTGCGGTCGCGGGTTCAAGATGTAACCGCATGGCATTGGTGCCCGTATCGTATCCGGCAATCGCCCACGAGGTTGTCTCCAGATACGACAGGTTGTCCGCCCATCGAATCTGCCCCCCGCGCGTCCGATGCACGACACGGCTGCCGTCGGCATCGTAGACATCGCGGACATGGATTGTCGTTGGAGACAGAATCAGGTAACCACCTGCCGCAGTAATGGTTTCAGTTTGTTCGGTAAACCACCACGGCTGCATATGGCAGAGTTCCCGATAGGCGGCGTTGAGCGCCAGGTTCGCGTCCAGCGTCAGCGAGGCCATATCGGAACGGTCATGTCCTTCCATGCCCAGAAGCTGAGAACGCAATGACGCGAATGTTGCCATCGGTTAATCCTCCAGACTCTGAAACTCTCCATTGAGAACGCCAAGCTGCCGCAGGTGGAGACGGGACGGCAGGCGGCTGGTACGAATCTTTTCCCGCAGAATCCGCGCGTCGATGTCGCTCAGTTCGCGGAAGCAACGGCTCTGCGGCTTCTTCGTGTTGTTCTTTTCGTTGGACTTGTGCGCCCGGAGCGCGGCAATCACCTTGGGATCGCTCGTCTCCAGATAGCCATGCGTGAACGTCACGAAGTCGTCCGGCTGCGGCATCTCGCCTTTCGGGACCGCGCGCACCATCACGTCATGCTTCGCGCCCGTCCGGTAGGCAAAGATCACCGGCCCTTGGTCCACGTTCTTTGGCATCTCGTTCTTCGGCATATCATTGGCCATGGTCATCGTCCCTTCAATCAGTCAGTCAGTCAGTCAGAAGAACATCTCCCCGGCCCACCCAAACGGCAGGCCGGGGAGCGGAGGATTAGGCTTCGGAGACGCGGCCCAGAGCAGCGTCCACCGTCAGGCTGGCACTCGCCATCGCCGCGCTGTTGATGATGCGCACGACGAGCTTGTACGCGCACTCGCGAGTTCCGGGCTTCCAGCCGGGGGTGCTGGTCACGGACGCAGAGACGGTCGTGGCGCCGGTAGCCGACTCGTAAATCTTCGTCTCGGTCCCGTCCTCGCAGTCCACGGCATAAATCTGGAACTTCGAGGTGCCGGAGGCATAGGTGCTGTAGCCCGTGATGCCGTAGACCTTGGACAGCATCCCAAGCAACTCGTCCAGCTCGTAGCCGTCCGTGTTGGCCTCCAGCGTCAAGCTGAGGTCGAGGGACAACTTGGTGCTGGTGTCGCCGTAGCAGACGATTTCGGCGGTCTTGGCGCTCGTCGCGGCCATCGTTTTCATGGCGGCGGCGGAGGTTTCACTGCCGAGACCGTCCTTGATGTAGCAGCGCCAGTTGGGGCTGCCGTTGATCGTCGCGGCCACCTTCGCCAGCGTGTTGTACGCCGTCGCGCTCACGTCGATCACACCCGTCGAGGCAACAACGGTCGTATCGGCAGCGCCGTCCACGATGAACGTGAGATCGCCAGTCGTTTCAGCGACCTCCACCGTGACAGCGCCAGAGACCGTCGCGCCGATGTACTTGATGATCAGCACTTCATCCGTGTCATCCGTGCGCACGTAGTTGCCGCGCTTGGATTCCAGCATGGCGTTGATCTGTTCGTAACCCATGATCAAACTCCTTTCTGGGCCTGATTAGGCACCGATACCCGAGATGATGGCGAAGTTCTCCGTGTTCCACAGCTTGAACCCGACTTCGAGCTGGAGTTCGTTGTGTTCGCCGTCAACACCGATACCGGCGAGGTTGCCGTCGGACGTGCCGCTGGTGGTCAGGGTCACATCAACCGGACGACCGTTGACGCCAAACTTCGCCATCTTGTTCGTGTCCAGAATCCAGATCTGGTCATCGAGGCCGAGGCCGCCGTTGCCGCTGTAGTTCCACGGCTTGTACGGGACACAGTGGAGAATCTGGCCCGTGCTGCACTGGAAGTCGTAGACCGCCGTGCCGAGCTTCTCGGTCGCCGCAGCGTTGTTGACGATGATCTGCTGCTTGTCGCGCGCCCACGAGGACATGGCGAGGAAGTGGTTCGTGCCGCAGAACGCCACCTTGCTGTCGCTCGTGTCCGCCTGATTGAAGTAGCGGACGAGAAGGTTGTTGAACACCGACTCCGTGAAGATGGTGCCGGTCACGTCCACGTTCATCGTGCGGCTGCCGTCGGCGGTCATGAAATACTGGAGGCCACCGGTCTGGCGATACGTCGCCGTGCTGCTTCCGGTCTTGTACCGCTGACCGAACAGGAAGGAACGCTCGATCTTGCGCAGGAACTCGCGCGTAGCGTTCTGGCGGTCGTAGGTCAGCTTGTCCGGGCCGTAGACCTGTTCGGCCTTGGCGAGGCCGGAAATCTTCCAGCCTTCGCGCATCATTTGGACGTAGTTGTACTGCGTCCACGGTTCGCGGTTGTAGACATCCACGGGGCTGCTGAGTTCCGGCAGGACGTTGCCCATGACGGCGAATTCGTCACCGGCGAGGATCGCAGCCGCCGCTTCCGAGCCGAAGCCACGGGTGACGGCGATACTGGAGGTCGTCGGTGTGGCCGTGACGTGGATCACTTCACCCGTCCGCAGGTTGTAGAGCGCGTCATACTTGCGGAGGATGTCCTCGTCGCCACTGACCACCACGAGGGTCGTGGCGCTATCGCTGGCGGCAGTCGTGATGCGGACGGTCGCGCGATAGTCCTCGTCCTCGTACCATGTGTACTTGGAGTTGCCAGCCGTCTCCATCGGGATCATGGAGAACAGGCGGTACATAGCGGTGTTGTCCTGATCGCCGGTCATGTGAATGACTTCATCCGGCTTGAGAATCTGCCTGCTGAGAATGGTATCCGAAAACGCGGTGCTTTGACCAAGAGTGGGCGTTCCCATGATGGGTTATCCTTTCTTCCAGAGAGAGCCAACCGTTCCGCTCTGATAGGCGGACGGCGTGGGCGCTGCGTTGGGGATGTTGCTTCCGTCACCACCGACAATCGGCGGGGCGGTACGGACTGGAGCGGCGGGAGGGGTCTTGCGAGCATTCAGCGCAGCCGCGAGCATTTGCTCCTGGTTGACGCCGGTTGCCGCATAGACCGCTTCCACAGGATTCGGCAGGTATCCGCGTTCGTTGATGAACCGATCCGTCACGTCGGCGATGCGTTGCACCTCCGCAGGCGACAGTCCGTACTGCTTCACCATCCGATCCACTTCATTGCCGAATTGGGCCACGGCACGATCTGCACGCTCGCGATTCTCCCGCTCCTGCAATCGACGTTCGATGGTCGCATCGGCGATCTTCGTCATCAACTGCGGGAATGTGCCGTCGTCAATCGCCTTCACCACTTCGGCCTGCGTGAAACCGGCATCCATTGCCTGTTGCATCTGGGCCTGCGGTTGGGGCGATACGGCTGCGGGTTGCGCGGCGGCTCCGTATTTGGACTCAAACTCCTGCTGCATCTTTCTCCGCTCCTCGGCAATGCGCCGGTCGGCCACGCTCTGGAAATGCCGTTCCCGTTCCGCAATGACGGCTTCCGCCTCACTACGGCTCAGGTATTCAGCACTCCCGGCGTCCGGTACCGTCTCGCCAGAAGCAGGGGCTGCGGGTTCGGTCGGCTGCACCACAGGGGATGCAGGCGTTTCCGGAACCACAGCACCAGGTGCCACAAGGTTTTCGTCACCCATGATCTTACTCCTTCTGCTCAAGCAGTCCGTCAATCACACTCAGCAAGTCCAGATAGACCTGCCGACGATTGTAGTTCAAGTTGTGGTTCTTCGCGTGCGTGTCGTCGTTGATGGCTTGCAGCATCTTCTGCTCGTGCCATTCCACGGCGGCACCCATCATCGCCATGAAGCGCGCGGTCATCGGGTCCTCCGCCCAATCGCCAAGCTCACGGCGAAAGCGTTGGAGGTCTTGCACCCCGGCCATCAGGCGCGCTTGGAGGTCGCGGTTCGTCATGACTGTTGCGCCTCCATCTGCGCTTCGCGCTCACTGTCCTCTTTGACATCCGGCTCAAGAAGCTGCTCGGCTCCCATGCCAGCGCCACCCTGTCCGCTACCACGACCTTCCGGCATCGGCGCGCCAGCCATCATCGCGGCTTGACGTTGGGCGAACGCAAAGTGTTCCTGCACATGCGCCATGAGCGCCATGCCGAGCATCGGGTTCATGTTCGCCATCTGCATGAACGCTTTGTCCTGCATCAGCATTTGGTGAACCTGCAGGTGGCGGGCGTCGTTGTCATCCGGATCGCGGCTGATCGGCGCACCCTGCATCAGGTTTTCGTTCTCCTGCATCGGGTCGTTGCCGATATGGTTCTCCGGGAACACGTCGTCCGGATTGATGCGACCTTCAAACGCGACTCGCGCATACTCGCGCATGATCGGCTGCGGATTGCCGCCCATTTGGGCCGCAACAGTGGCGAAATTGAGGTATTCTTGGGCGAGGCCCACCGGCGTTCCGGGGCTTCCCGTCGGAACAAGGTCTTTCCCGACGATGCCAAAGAGGTCATTCCCTTCGATCGGACGGGCGTTCTGCATCTCAGCGCCCATCGGCACCGGGAGCCATTGCTCGCCGACCACCTGGAACGCTTCATGGGGCTGGAGGTACATCTGGCACAGCTCCAGCGCGACGGTGTTGACATCGACCATTGCAGCAATCGCCATGTCATCCTGCGGGGCCATCCGGTTGCCAGCCTGCATCGAGAGGTCGCGTGTGGCCGTCGCCGTCATGCCGGAGTATTGCGCCTGTCCGCGCATGGTATCGTTCACCCCGGAGGCGCGGTCGATGGCGTTCTGGCGAATCCAGTCAATCGCGAAGAAAATCTGTTGGGTGGCGTTCGGCGGCATGAGAGGCTGGACATCACGCGGGTTCTGGGTATAGTGGTAATATCCGGGCGTGATGCGCTGATTCGCAAGATCGGCGTCGCTTCCGATGTAGGCAGGATTCGAGGACTTCTTGATGTTCTCGATCCCGACTTCCATGATGGCGTTCGCCATGTCCTGCAAGTCCAGCGTGCGGATCAAGTCGCTGTCGCCGTACAATTCACGCCCACGGCGGCGCGGCGTCAGGACGCTGATCGGCAGGCGGCCTTCCAGCATGGCCGGATGGACGGCGATCACGATACTCTCGTTGACGCGCACGATCCACCGCTTGTTGGCTGTGTCCATGAACGTGTCAACCGCAACCTTCTGATAGTACGGGTCGATGTCGGCCTTCTTCTCGGTCGTCTGCGAAAGCTCCAGCATCCGCTTCGAGGCGTAGCCGCCATAAGTCGTGCCGGGGCCGGTGTAATCGACTTTCTTGTTCGCAGCGGCTTCCATGTCGGAATCCGTAAACCACACCAGTCCGGCAGCACGCATCGCGGTGAGTTCGCCCACGGTGGCCATCTTGCGGATGATCGCGCACGCGCACTTCTCAATGTTGCGGGCGTTGTCAATCCAGATGTTCCACGGGGAGATCGACTCCATGATGCGCTTGTTGCCCTGCCAATACTGGAACATAAAGCCTGTGCCAAGCTTCGCCGCGTCGTAACACCAATCACTCAGCTCTTCATCGGTCTGGATTTCGTGGCTGTATTGGTAGTTCAGGAATGACACGGCGCGCTTGGCACCTGGAATATCGTTCTTCTCGCGGCCTTTGATGTCGCAGTAGTCCTGCGCATTGCCGCGCACGTTCATGTAGAGACGGCTGTAGATGTGTTCGCACGCCTCAAACACGAGCGGGAGGGATTGCCCAAGACGCCAGCGGCCCTTCTCGACATCAGAGCGGTCATCGTCCATCATGTTGACGGACGCATTGCGCAGCAAATCCTCGCGCATGCCGTCGTCCATGTTGAACGCCGCTTCGATGCGGGTCCAGTCGTCCTCATATTTCGTTGTGCGGATGTTCTTGAGGTGCGTGTGCATCGTCTCGACTTTCTTGTCGATACGCTCCATGACCTCCGCAAAGGACTTCGCGCCTTCCATCTCCGGCATCAACTTGGGGTCGAACGCCGGGGGCAGCGCCGGAAGCTCCTCGTACATCTCCGGGGGTTCGGGGTCGGTCGGGATGGGAATCTGCTCCCCGCCGCTCTCCTCGTTGGCACGGATGATCGCAGCCGCCTGCTGATCCCACATCATGGCGCTCTGCTCATACGCTTGCGTGTTGGCTTGGTTCTCCGCCGCAATCGCTTGGCGCTGTTGCTGGTAGGCTGTCAGATCGTAGTTCGCGCCACTCATGCCAGGAACCTCCGCACGCCACGGGGAACACGATTCAGCGCCGGGGTCAGACACACCGGTTTGCCGGAACCGCGCCGAACGTCAAAGACTTGGACTGCATTCGCCAGCGTGTCGATAATGTCGTCATGCACGCCGTTCGGGAACGTCATCGCTTCATCCTGCATCCGACGCCGCAGTTCCACCGGGAAGTCGTTGCAGAACCAGAGCTTGCCGCCCACGAGATAGGACGCGAGCGTTTGGATGCGCGCTTCCTTCGATTTGATGCTATTGTCCGTCAGCTTGAAGAACAGCGGGGGCCGCACACCCAAGCCGCGCGCCATGTCCTCGCACAGCGTCCGGCTGCTCTCCTTGGCGTGAATCTCAATGCCAAAGGGCTTCGTGCATCCATACTTGTCGCGCCATTCGAGCGCCCGCATGAAGTAGGCGCGCAAGTCTTTCTGCGGAGCCGCCATGCCGTTCATCAGGTAGAGTCGGCCCTTGTTATCGCAGGCCACGACGAGGAGGACGGCACTATCCGCGCCACCATACGACGGGTCGCCGAGGACGGCAATCTGCAATCCACCCTGGTTCTCACCCATCATGGCGATGCCTTCCGGACATCCGAGCCACGTTACCAGCTTTTCGGCGGAACAGTTGACATCATGCGCGAAGTCATCCGCCGCAAAGAACGCATTATCCTCGGAAGTTGGGTTATTCTCCATCTGCGCGTACCATTCGCTGACGGGGCGCGTGGATTGCTTCTTCACGAGGAGGCTTTCGCGGATGATGTTCTCAAACTTGACGCCACGGTATTTCACGGGGCGGTTCACGTCATCAATATCAATGCAGAATCGCAGGAAGTTGAGGGGGCGCTTGCCACCATGACCATCCGGTTCGGTGCATCCGAGGACCATATGGCCCGGAACGATGTCGGTTTTGATGGGGGAGTCGTGATCGAGGATGTTCCGATAGGCATCGCCCATCTGATAGCGCGTGCCTGTCACCCAGATATGGCATCCCGGAGAGGCCACGTTCGACATCACCTGCTGCATCTTCATCCACAACTGGCCCTGCACTTCCTGCTGCTTGTAATTCTTATCCGTCACGATGTCGTCCATCCAGACGACGCCGTTGAAATGCAATCCGGCCAAACCGGACAGGATACCGTCGGCCATGAGCGCCGGGGCGCGACTGTTCAAGCCGTCGCCCGGACGGTTCATGTAGACCGCGCCGGAGGTGTAATAGTCTTTGGAGTAGGGGAAAACACGGTCGGAAAAGAGGTCTTGCACCTTCGGGTGGAGCAGCAAACTCGTCACGCGAGCAAGCCGCGCGGTGGCCTTGTCCTCTTTATCGCAGAGGATCATGAACGACTTTTCCGGGTGGGCCAGCATTTCACGCGCGAGAGCGCATTCGGCGATGGTGGTCTTGAAGTGGTCACGGGCGATGAATACGATATACTTGGGCTTGGCGATGGCATTGCCGTGTTCATCCACGCCGGGGCGGTCGAAATACGCTGCCGCGCGCTCGGCATAGGGGCACCACGGATAGAACCCCGTATCGGGATCGTACATCACCTCTTGGCGCTTGAAGTGGTATGGATTGACGCCGACGAATCGTGAGAAGTTGAGCGTTGACGCCAGAACCCATTCCCGCAGCTTGCGCCGTTCGAGAACACGCTTCGCGGCTTCCAGTCGCAGGGCAACCTCGTCAGCCTGCGATTTCTTCCGCTTCTTCGTCGTGGGCTTCTCCAGTGTCGCCGTCAACAATCACCCCTTTGGCATCAATGACCTTTTCGCCGGTCGCTGTCTCCAGTTGGCGGATCATGGACAGGAGAGCTTCGTCATCTTCCGCTTCCAGCCCATCCTCCAACATCCGCTCGCTTTCCACGGTCTTGGTGCTGACGCCCACATGGAACTTGTGGATATCCACCACGACCTTGGCTGCATCCAATCCGAGCTTGGCAATCCGCATGGACTCGGGATCATCGAGGCTCTTGTCACTGATCCGCTTCACCAGCATCACACACTTGCGGACAATCGTCTCAATGGCCTCATTGTCGCGGAGAATGCGTTCAATCTCTTCGCATCCCTCGACTTTGACGACCGAGCCGGAGCCTTTCACTGATCTGCGCGCCATGCAGTCCACCCATTCTTGTTGATACTGAGTCTCAATACGCTTACCGCAAGGTCATGTCAAGGACTATTTTCGCCAACACAACCTTATTGATACTGCGTCTCAATATCACTTTCGCTGGATTCCGGGATTGTTCTTGCGTGCAGCGTACCGTGCGTGTATACGAACAGAAGTGCGCTAGACCGTTTAGTTGGATTTCGTGACGAAAGGATTGGATATGCCGGAATTACTCAATGTGAAGCAGGTTGCCGCCATGCTCTCCGTCTCCGCGCGCCATGTGCAAAAGATGGCCGCTGCCGGAAAGCTGCCGCAGTCGATCCTCTTGGGGCGCTCGCGGCGGTGGAGCCAACAGGGGATCATGGACTGGATTCGCAACGGATGCCCGGAGAATGGGAGGAAGTCATGATTCATTGGGATTCTTTCTGTTGCGGAATGGCAATCGGCATGACACTCTGTGGTGCCGTTGCGATTCTCTATCCGATGGAGGTCGCGTGGCGCGTGGCGAGGCAACGGCGTAGGGATGCTTTAGAGGCAATGATTGACGAGCGACTGAACGGGAGGAAGTCATGAGAGACTATGGTGTGAGTGCCGGAGCCGATGTCTACAACCGCCACGACCGCGTTCTGGAACTCGCGCGGGAGCTAATGCTGGCGATTCAGTCCAATGGAGCACTTTCTTGCACAAAAGCTCCCGATGTTGCATGCATCGTCGAAGGCGCTGAAAGGTGGATTCGCATGGAGGACGCCTATGAGCTGCCGGAGGATATGCGATGACATGGCTCACGCATACGCCGCTGGCCTATGATATCGTCCATCACTTCGATGTCGAACCGGAGACATGGACGCAAACACATTTTACCGTCGATCACGCAAGCGGAGTCAAGCTATGGACTGAACATGGATATTGGGGGTTTGATATCAATCAGCCTTTGAATACCACGTTCTCGTGGTTCGACAAGCGGTTCGTCTGGCGCGCCTACAAGCGATGGTTGCAGTCGCGGACGATGTATCAACTGTGCGGGAAGCAAGACCCGCGTCATGTCATTGCTGGATTGGAGAGACTACGATGACCATCACATGCCCCAACTGCGGCGACGATATTGAGTTTTTCAACCAAGGCCACGAGTACGAAGCTCTCTGCGATTGCGGGTTCCAAGCCAGCATTACGGTCGCCAGCGTGCAGGAGCCGGAACGGTGGGAGGATCAGCATGATCAAACGCACTGATGTCCATTGGGAATACCCACCCATCCAGTCTGTGGAGAATGCTGGCGGAACCATCGATGCCCTGGCGCTGTTCGACGATGGAGCATGGGATCGTGTCTGGTTCACCTGCGATGCAAACGGCGTCTATCTGCACGGTGCCGACGATCATGATCGCCTCATCTGCTGCGTCCAGTGCGAACCCGATGCGTTTGTCCGCATGACCGGCGAGGAAGCCGACGCCTGCATTCGAGAGCATGGGTACGATCCGGACGTGTGCCGCCATTGTGGGATAGCCATGCGCGAGGACGGGGCCAGGTTCTGTTCCGCCTGCACGCAGTATTGGGATGAACGGTATCAACGAGAGATCGACGAGATTATGGGGAGGAGTAACACATGAGCGCGGAACACAACTATCGCAGCGCGCAATGCTGCGGAACGTGCGCCAATGCCAAGATCGACGAGGACGACGATGATGGCCGCTATGTAATGTGCAGCCTGATTCCTGTTCGCCATATCGCTATGGTGCCGTGGTGCCAATTGACCCCAGATGAACAGGATTGGATGCGGCAAGCATACGACAGGGTTGCGTTGGTGACTACCGACATGTCGATTGAAAAGCAATTCGTGCTGGACCAAATGCGCCGGTCCGGGCAGTATTGCCAGAGCGCATGGGCCGATATCACGCATGTGTGTGACCGATACCGGAAGGGGATGGAATGAGCATCAATCTCGCCAACGCCATGCAGCACGCATCAGCATTGACCTCCGAGCTGCACTATGCCGAGAGGCAACCGCTTCCGGAATACCATGCTGCCTATGTGCATAGTCTTGAAAACGCGCATCGTCAGGCGCTGGAGTGCGCCGAAGCCATCGTCGCCGAGTTGGTGAAGCTGGCGGTGCGGGAGGATGAACCATGAACGACGACGATGCCATCATCCCTGTGATATTCATCATGATCATTCTGTATGTTTTTCTGTGCGGTACTCCATGAACCGTTTTCTCGAAAAGGATAACACCATGAACTACACATCCACCACCGCGAAGATCGTAAACGCCATCATCGAGAAGATCGAGCAGTATCCCCATTTGTGGGATTGCGCCGATACCTTCTTCGCCCCCGGCGAGCCCTATGCCGCCATTGCATCGCCGGACACAGAGGCCCATATCCATATTTGCTTCCCTGTATACCTCAACCTCAGCGACGAGTCGAAACATCGACTCTACGAAACCATCCAAGCGTGGCGCGGGTGGCGCGAACAGAAGCTTCTGGGCGACATCATCCGCATGGGCGTGTGAAGGGAGAAGCCATGAATGACGACAATGTGATCTTTCGCCTGAAATGCCCACTGTGGGTGCTGATCGTCATCGCCCTTGGACTCTATTGGATTATAAAATGACGCCATCGCGCTACGACACGCTGCCCATCCCGGAGACGTTCGAACCGATCATCGCCTGCGTTCAACGCCTCATGAACTATGACTGGATGGCCGACTCGTCCCGGAAGGAACACCTCCGCCACCAGATCATCGTCTGGGCGGTCCATACCTCCGGGCAGATGACGCTCCAGGCCATCGCAGATCACCTTGGTCTGACGCGGCAAGGCATCCAGCACAAGGTCACGCGCATCCAATCACTGTTGGAGGCCATGCACCCGACAGCGGACCTCATGGCGGCGATGGATTATCCCTTGGAGCCGGAGCGAGAACACGATGTCATCGTCGATGATCGCATTCACGCCACCGATATGATCGTCTCCCGCGAGGACCACGATGCCATTGAACACGTCGAGAGGGGGGATTGGCTCTCGTTTTTTCTCAAAGAGAGGGATATGCAGCAAGGACGACGTTATGCGTGGGACGGCGTTGAGAACAACAGGCCCATGTTCGGCCACGCCAACGAAGCGCGCCTCCAGAAACAGTGGTACGATAGGGTCCAGAAAGCCTATTGGTACGATCCATCATCGAAAACCGTCCATGAACACGTCTGAGACGCAAGAAAGGAACATAACATGAGCGGAGACAACGAGAATTACTCTATCGGAACCACCATTGACCCCGAGACTGTCAAGGAGGCCATCTACGAGGCCACGCTCGCATTCTTCCGGGAGCAAACCAATGACCCCACCTGGGGCATGATGGTCAAGAAAGCCATCGAGGATGCCGCATATCAGGCCGTGAAGGATGCCAACGCGGGGAAATAGCCGGTTTTCGAGACGAACGACACACTACAAGCCCCTTGGAGGCATTTCAGGGGGCTTTGTCGTATCATCACACTACCGTTGGTGGGAAAATGCAACCTTGGTGCCTTAGCGCGCGTTTTTGAGCCTATCGAGGATTGCGTCTCTGGGGGAATAACGGGCGCCTGTCAGATGGGATACGGTTGCTTTTGGCTGGAATAGCGTCGTAAAGCCCTTTTCTGCTGAGTTTTATGAAAAGTTTTGAGAATTTTTTTTGTAGGTTTTGGGTGGAGGTATCATATATAGAAATACCCCGCGCGCCTGCGGGTGGGTAGGGGCGTCGTCTGGCGTGCTATCGGGATTGAATCTCAATATCAACATGGTTGGACCCCGCCAGATAGCCTATCTTATGCTGTTAGTACCTTAAAATCATTGGAGTTATGACGGCGGATAGTGAACACTATCAACCGATCATGCTGTTAATCACCCCTATTGCCATGCTATCCGGCCCCTGCCTTGCTCATGCCGATATGCTCAATTTCCCTTAATACAAACGTTTGGATTGGCCGAAAGACTACTCTTCCCCTCTCTCTTATACCTTACCATAACCAAACTACTATCACCCTATATATATAATACAGTACTACTATTACCCTTTAAAGCCCCCCCCCCCTACCCATTGGCTATTCTCTCCCTGTTCTCTCCCCTATCACACCACCGTCGCCTTGCTTACTCGCGCGAGATCACCTCAGTCATGCCCCTATTGCCCCGCTAATCACCGTCAATCCGTACCTTACTCAATACCTATCCCGATGCTATCCATGGCCCATTATCCGCCTCAGGCTATCACCTCAGGCTATCACCTTGGCAATGCAATCCCACCGGACCGGCTCGCTCTCGGTCCATATGAGCCTATCTCCAGCCTCTTTTGCGCCTATTTTCCGTCCTTTCTCTACGATTTCCCGGAATTACCGGCGGATATTGTCCTCTAGCGCCGATATACAGCATGACCGGCAATCAGGCCGGGACAATCAGGAGAGGCAGACATGCAAATCATCGTATGCACAATCGCGCAAACAACAGAGCGCGAAACCCTGTGGGCGGAATACATGTTCCGTTCATTGGTCCGCAAAAGCAATCTCACGGCGGAAGAAAAAGCGATTGCATGGGAAGAAGTTGACAGGCTTGACGGCATTCTTTTCGGTGAGGTGTGATATGGATACCCTAGCGGACGTGAAAAACCGCGCGCTTGCCAGTAGCATACAAGCGCAATACGCGAAAAAAGCCCTTTGGTACCTCAACAACAAAGACTATGCCGGTCTCAAGCGTCTTGTGGAGATTTGGCATTCGGATACCCTGGTTCACTCGCTCAGAAACGGAAAGGGATAGATCATGGCAATCCAAAGAATCAGGATGCACGATTATCGGACAAAGGAAACGCCATGGACAAGTCGAAATATCTACAAAGGACCATACGCGAAACGCGCGTCGCATATCATGCTTTTTCGCGAAGGCCGATGGTATAGGGTATACGTTCAGGGTATCGGAAATGTGGCCTGCTTTTGGATTGAATCAAAAGGTACGCGTATCTATTGCGACTGAAACGCTTTTCCTATGGTCATGCCTAACACCATGGCCATACAAAAAGCGCTTATGGATAAGCGCAATAAACAGAAAAGAGGATGCAATCATGGCGAAGATGACCAAAAAGCGTTTGGCGGAAAAGTTAGAAGCGATCGCGGAATTGCGCGCAATGCTCAAACCGAAGGATACAGTCTTTTGCATCCTTCGGCACGTATCGAAAAGCGGAATGCGCCGTGTTATCGACTTTGTGATTTACGTTGACGGCGCGCCGCGCCATATCGGATATCTCATGACGCTTGCTGATGTTTATGGGGCGTGGAATCAGGACAAGCAAGGCATGACCGTCGACGGTTGCGGCATGGATATGGGCTTTGCGTGCGTCTATAATCTCGGTGCGGCTGTTTGGCCGGATGGTACTCCCGAACCACATGGGACACGGAACGGTGAGCCGGATTATGCTGGCGGATATGCGCTTAAAAGCAGTTGGATGTAAAAACCTTTCTCCATACCCTACTCGCTCTTTCAGTAGGGTATCAAGAGCGGTTTGTCAGACTCAAAACAAGGGTAAAACAGAAAGGGAACAGCAATGAACGCGATCATGTTTGCGCGCAAGGCGGGTGTGAAATATGCATACGACACGGTTGACGCTTCATGGATTCCGTTGGATATCGTTCGCGTAGGGAAAGATGCGCCAGATATGGAAGCGAATGACCAAACGCGTTTTCTTGAAATGTATGGCGCTGAAAGTTACACGCCATACGCGCGCCAGGAATACTGGAAAGCCTATAACAAGATTGCAATCAATCATAACTCTACAATCGGAACGGAGGAATAGCCATGCAGTTGACTGAAAAATACCGTCCGAAAGCGTTTAGCGCATTGGTCGGTCAAGAGAAAGCCGTCCGAATTATCCAACATACGACACGAAACGGAACGGGCAAAGCAATCCATTTCATCGTTGGCCCTTCGGGGTGCGGGAAAACTACACTGGCAAGGATTGTCGCAAGCCAGCATTGTGGCGAAACGGGTATCGTCATGGAATACGGTTCCGGCGATGATATCACGGCAAGCGTCATGAATGATATGGAAGAAAGATTCAAGCATTCTAGCATGTTGCCACAAGCGATTATCGTGAATGAGGCGCATAGGATGAAAGCGGCTGTTGTGGCGAAAATGCTAGGCATTATGGAAAACATGCCAGCATGGGCATATATGGCGTTTACTACGACAATGGATGGCGAAGGCGCATTATTCGATGGAGTGAGTGAGAAAGAACTGGTACCGTTTTTTCGACGTGCGACAAGGGTACAATTAACCCGCCGCCTAGATACTGGCAGTCTCACCGAAGTATACGCCAAAGAGGTTCAGCGCATAGCCATAGCCGAAGGGCTTGACGGCGGAAGGCCTCTCGATGATTTCAAAAAGCTTGTCACAAAAGCCGATAACAGTATCGGCTACGCTTTGAAATTGGTTGACGATGGTATCCTCTTGTAATCCGGAAAGGGAATAGCAATGTCCACTGAAGAAATGATAGACGCCATTGAAGCGGCGGTATCCGTGCTGGATTGCCAACGTACCATATCGGCGCAACTGGTGATGATTAAACTGGAAGCGGTGTGGAATTGAAAGGAGAATAGGCCATGGATTTTTCAGCAGCAATGGCGCAATGGCGCAAAGATGGCGGATATATCGCATATGATAGCATCGACAGGACATGGCATGTATACGGGTGGGATTGCGGGATATATAACCGCGCAACATGCTACGATGCTTTGCGGATGGGCGGCATGTCCCATGACGAAGCAAATGCGGAACTTATCGACTTTGTAGAGAAAGGGGAGTGAATCATGAAAAAAATACACGACTGGACCGCGATACTGTCACACTATACTATCGATAGCACAAAGACACTCAACATCGTCAAGATAAAGAGTAAGCGATATGCCTATATCGAAACGATCATAAATGGCGTTTGCTGTCGAGACTATCTGTACGCACCGTATAATAGTTTCGATGTTGACGCGCTGTGCCAGGCTGCGAAACCGTGCGGATTTCATTGCATCGCGTTGCATTTTTCTCAACCTGCCTGATGAGGACCGCCTGGGAACGGTCGAAACAGGGAAGCGATTCCCTGTCGCGGAATGTCCCGCAAACGAAAAGGATGATCAAAATGGATTTGACAACGCAAGTGAAGCTATCAAAAATAGTCAACAAAGATCAGCGCCTTTTTCTTGTATGCAAGCTACTCAAACAACTTCACACAAACGGCGTCGATAATGCAGAAATCGAAAAGATTGTCCGCGATATGGATATGCCTCTGCGTTACACGGGCTTTATTTTGGGACAATTCCCAAACCTCATGGAATTGAAATACACGTAGCAGAAACAGGGAGCAATCCCCGTCCATGGAGAATCGCCGCTCCATGCTGATGATGGTAGGCGAAAATAGAAAGGGAGAATTGCAATGAATCACACACCTGGGCCTTGGAAAGCTGATATCCGATCAGGCATTTTTGCCATTATTCCTGCTGATCAGTATCATACGTGCCTTTCCGATTGCGCAACATTCGCAATAGCATACGCTCGCGGGCAGGACGAAGAAAGCTCTCCGGGCGCATATCGTTATCTGTCTCCGGAACAAGCGTCAAACGCTCGCCTGATTGCTGCCGCGCCGGATATGCTGGCTGCATTGATGGAGATTCAGGCGAATCCCAATGATCCTCGTGCGCATCGCATGGCGCTGGATGCAATCTCCAAAGCGAAAGGGGAAAGAGCATGATCTTTGCCTATATCCGCGCATCCACCGGCAAGCAAATCAGAACAATTGACGCGCAACGGGAAGTCATCGCACGCTATGCCGCTGGAAAGGGGTTGGCGTGTGACTCCATCGAATACGTCGAGGATGAAGCGACATCGGGCACAATAGCCTTCGGAAAGCGTCCCGGAGGCTCAAGGATCAACACGGCGGTCGCCAAGGGTGAATGTTCCCTTGTGATCCTCTCAACGCTGGACAGAGGCTTCCGCGTGTGTTCTGACGCTTTATCGACGGTCGATCTCTGGATGAAAAAGGGATGCGCTCTTGCTGTGGCAGATTTCAATGGCGTTCCGCTGGATACGTCAACACCGATCGGCAAGATGCTGCTGACCATGTTCGCGGGCTTTGCGGAGTTTGAACGCGCGCGCATTGCCGAAAGAACGTCGATTGTCCATCAGCGCGCGATGGAAAACGGGATTGTCATATTCGGCGAGGACAAGATCCCCTTCGGCTATGAGGCCGATCCGACGCAGGGCTTCGTCGTCAACGAGAAAGGGGTGCGCCGCCACAAGGCATTCCGGAAGAGCGAGTCGGAGCAGCATATCATCGGCCTGATTGAAAAGTGGCACGCCGAAGGATACTCAGCGCCCAAGATCACGGCTGCATTGAAAGAGTACGGGTACACGCGCTGGCATGGTGGGCCCGTGACGTTTTCGGCGGTGCGTTCGGTGTTCGATGCCGTCAGGAATAGAAAGGGAAAAGCATCCTGATACGGTAGAAAGAGGATCGCAAAGAAGAAAGGGACAGCCTCGCGGTTGTCCCTTCTTTGTCTTATGCGATCACTTCCATGATGTCGTTACTTCGCAAACCATATGTACACATGCCTCCTTGGTAGTAGTGGAATCCTTCCTCGTCAACGAAAAGACCGTCGTTTGTCCGCTCAACAATCGTGCATTCGTGGCGCGCCATGTTCTTGTCGCCGAATCCATGGAGTTTGTATCGGCATCCAATCTGGACATCGACGCCCCAGAGACTGAAATCGTACAACTCCGCTAGCCCTCCCGTCTCGATAGCCTGGTTGTCATCCAAGCGACACGACCGATGATCGGTTCCGTCCTCATTCCATGCGAAGCGCACGAGTTTCGGAATGCCGCGCTTCGTGTAGGCTCCCTTGAAAATAGGCTTCCCACAGACGGGACAATCCACTTTGCTGCCGATGTAGGCGCATACGACATAGCGCCCAAAATACTGACCTCCGACTTCAATCTTCATGATGATTCCTTTCTTGGTATCGGCTTCCACTTGCATTTGCGACATCTCGAAAGAACACAGCGATTCCGTTTCAGTCGCCGCTTACCACACTTCGGACATGTTCCGCGTATTACATATAACGCGGTATTCCCAATGGGCACAAAAGAAGGGCCACCATGTTGAATCAAATAATACCTTGCCAGCATGTCATTGAAAAGTTGCTCCGGGAATACCGTAATAGGCGCAACCTCTGGCGTTCCCTGCCGGATGAAGTAGATCAGGCTCATTGCCGGTCATCCTCCCCAACTTTGCGCATGGCATAGGCCAGCAGGAACAGGCAATTCGCGGCAGCGTGCGCGATGTGATGCAGTCCGCTCTCAGGATCAATATCCTGCCCGCGCCAGAATGCCCACAAGTGCCGCATGGTTGCTCCAAACACACGGCCCCATTTCATACCCTTTTCCCAATTACGATCTTCATACTTGCGCGCGCCATAGGTGAACACATCCACCATGTACTCCAGCGCATCCGGGGGCAACAGGTCGTAGCGGTGCTTTCCGGCGTCGTGCTTGATGCCTTCTACTTCATCTCGCTGGTCCATCCGCATCAATAGATCATCCCGCATCTTCCACAGATACTGCAACTCAGCAGCCTGGCGACGATCAAAACAATCATGCGAGCATATGCGCAAGAACGGATGCGATACAAATGCACCGCACATCTCTTTCCCGCACACGGCACAGATGTCATCATTTCCCATCATCGTACCCTCCCAGACACTGGCACATTCCTGCGCTCTCACAATCGCGGCATGTGATGCTATCGTACCGCTTATCCTTCCGGCATTGCACCGGGATGCGAGCCATAATACAGGCCAGCATATCATCCATGCGGTCGGCGGCTTCACGGATCGCCATGTTTGCAACTCCGTCCTCGCTCTGGATGTCACGCGCAAGCAAGCGCATGGAGTCGATCAGTGTTCGGATGTCGGTTTTCTTCACGCTTCACCTCCCTTCGGCCTCTCGAACGTCTTCCCGATGAAATCGCGCCAGTTTGGGAACGCCCAATCATCGCCCTTGTAGTTTCGATTATAAAAAACAAGAACACGTTCTCCACGGAGTCCGCTTGGTTCGATGGATAGATGCGTCACATAATCCGGAATCCGCTCCCACCGGATGTCAGGCTTTGGCGCAACGCGATCAAGGACGGCCAGTAAATCCGGACGCGGATCGCTTGGCGGACAATACGACAGCGGCGCTGCTATCCTGCGAATAGTGTACTTGACTCCATTGACCGTAACAATCTCTCCAGCTTCCATTATTTCACCTCCTTCATCCCATATTCGCAAAGACAGATGGCATCGGCCATTCCGTCGTGGGGCTTTGTGCAGCGCTGCGTCGGCAACAGGCTGATTGCAGGGTACCGCTGCTTCACATACGCAATCGTTGCGTCCTTGTCCTTGGTGGTGCCTTCAAGGATGCGTTTCTTCCATTGCTGCGGCGTTGGGTTCAGATAGGGTATCTCCAGCGTTTCAAGGAGTCCGATGACCTTCCCATAGCCCATGCCGAAAGTGAACATGCTGGTCACACCCTGACCTGGCATCGCATGCACCTTTTCGATGACCGCCAGCGTGTCGCTCCAGTCGTGGATATAGCTACAGAAGCGTGCGTGAATCTCCGCAACGTGTATTCCGGTCTTCTTTTCAACAGGCATCACGTACACTATCCATGTGTTGTACTTGGTGTCATACAGCGCAATGCCGCCGCTCAATCCTGGGTCGATTCCGATGATAATCACGCCTTCTCTCCTTCCGGATAATGCCGCGCCTGACTTTCGTGAATCCACGCCTGCTCCGACCGCTCCTTATGTAGATCAGCGGCACCACGAGCGCGGATAGAAAGTATCTGCATGATGTCATGTTCGCATTGCGCGCACATCACATGTGCCTCGCGCTGCAATGCCAGCGTCAAAATGGAATCCCATGCGCAGACGGATGTGTGCGTGTGTCTCTGGTCGAGCGTCCGTCCGCATATCTCGCAACAGATGCTAATCATGCCTTCGCTCCTTCCATACTGCCGGAATGGGGTTCCATGCTGTCTTGCACGCCTCCGAGGATTTCCTGCGCACGCTTGAAATATCCCGAAGGATGGTGCGCAATTCATCATCCATGTCTTGATGCTTGATGGCATAGACGGCGATAGCCATGTCGAGCTTTGCGAGTTTGGTGTAGATACTATCAAGCTGCTCTTTGGCATACAGCGCCATACAGGTGTGATTCATTTCCCGTCATCCTCCTTGGATTCCTGCTCCTCATGGAGCCGTTTGATTTCATTGGCGATGTCACGCAGGGCTGCGATCTCACACTTCGGGCGAAGGAACGCCACCTGGCCGTCGCGCCGGATGCCCACGTTGTCGCTCTGGAAAATCAGGTCGTCATTGCTCATTCGATTCCTCCTGTAAGGATATTCCATGCGAGTGCCGCCACACAAGGAATCTGTCCGTTGCGGATACAGTCAAGTCGCTCCACCCCATAGGCCATCCCATCATCCATTCCTCGAAAGTTGCACAGCGCACCTTCCCAATCTCTGTCCCACGGAAAGGATTTGACGATCCTCCCCATTCGTCCATTCTTCCCATGACATGATTCGCACGATGATTCGATACCCCGCTTGGAGTCGGAAGCGACACACCAAAATCGTTCACGCTTGTGACACGCTCCGGCGTCGGCAGCGGATACAACTCCCCATCGTGCATTATACCCCATCGCGGCAAGGTCACAGAGGACGCGCTCAAGTCCGCGAATAACGAGCATTGGTGAGTTTTCAATGAATGCGTATCGCGGTCGTACCTCGCCAATGATCCGGGCAAACTCTCGCCACAGTCCGCTTCGTTCGCCGTCAAGTCCGGCTCCTTTTCCGGCGCAACTGAGATCCTGGCAAGGGAAACCACCCGACACCACGTCAACAATGCCTCGCCATGGATTTCCGTCAAAGGTGCAAACGTCATCCCAAATCGGGAAAGTCGGGAGAATGCCGTCATTCTGTCGGGCGACAAGTACGCTTGCGGCGTATGGTTCGATTTCAACGGCGCAGACGGTTCGCCATCCGAGCAAGTGGCCTCCGAGTATGCCGCCTCCAGCGCCTGCGAAAAGAGCCAGCTCATTCAACGCACGCTCCTTTCCTCACCTGACTGGTGGCAACGAGGTACATCGCCAGCGCATCAGCGGCAGGGCTGCGTCCTTCGCAGACAATCCCGGCCTTCTCCAGCACATCGTCCTCGTCGATCTCCAAGAGCGCGCATTTCTCTTGGAACGTGGTGCTTGGGTCGCAGATGATGCTGGAAAGCTGCTCGTGCCGCCAGCGGCGAATCAGATCGTCATCCGTCAGCCATGATCCTTGCCCCGGCAGGGAACACGCCATCGCTTCCGAAATCATGAACGCACGCGCGCGGCGTCTGTCTGGCACGTCCTCAGTGATGATGTCCACGCGCTTGGCGATAGCTGCAAGGTCGCGCTTCCCCTCGATGGCATGTCGCTTGGTATGCTGCTCAATACGGTCGATCTTTTCTTGCAGGTCAATTGCGTCCATATTTCCCCTTCTTTTCCTCCGGAGCGATATACCCAAGCTCCATGAACTCCGGTCCATTATTGCCGACTCGACACGCGATGGATTTCCCGGTATGTCCATTGCGCGCCTTGGAGATGTAGATCGTCTTGTTGTGCGTCACGGAATCCCTCCCACCTTCGGGAATAAAGATTGGGCTTTCGCGTTGCTCGTGGCCCATGATGCGGATGTCGTTGTGGGCGAGGTTCGTGAATGCTGCGCTCCCCCGGATGCTTCCATTGCCGCCGTCGCCCTTTGTCATATGGCAAACGAGGATGATATGGCACGGGTAGTTTTTCACCCATCCGGTAATGTTCTGCATGAACTTGTTTTCCAAATCGAAGGATCGCTTGAACTCCTGCACGAAGTTGATCTGGCTGACAGGGTCCACGACAATCACGCGCTGGCCTGCATCAGCCTGTTGGCGCATCCACGACTCAACCATGCCCCAGTTGTTCACATCGACGCCTTCGACCATGGTGTTTTCCTCGATGCACCGTCCGGCGCGCTTCATCACGGTGATGTTGTTCGGGTCCAGACTCAGCTCGGTGGCGTTCAATGCGGCTTCCTCGGTCTGCGTTACGGGGTCCCATGAATGCGTGTTGATCGCCAGCATACGTTGGAGTACGTCGATTTTGCTATCCTCCAGCGGCTTGTACTTCCACGGGATGTCGGCTTTCGTCCAGTCAAGCATGTGCTGCACCAAGAAATACGACTTCCCGCTCCCAGCTGTTCCGGCCACAACAGTCACTTGGCCCTCCCGAAACCCACCACCGATGCTGGTATTGAACCGGCCCAACGGTGACGGGACGGGTTTGACGCGGCCCTCCACGATATCCATGTAGGCTTCACTCAGGAGGGTACTTGGCTTTTCATCCAACAGCGGCCTCCTTTGGTTTACGGAACTCGCGTTCCTGATCCTCGATCCACTTGATGTCCTCGTCGCTGTACTTGGTGGGCACATCGCAGCCCTGTTCGCGGAGCATATCCCAGATGCTTGGCACGTTCGGGTTAAACGTCGGCTCTGGTTCGGTAAAGTTTTCGTCAAGGTAGGCAACGAATCGCTTGTCGTTCCCGAAGAAGTTTCCAACCTTGAATGGATAGCAGGGGTTTTCTATAGTCCTATGATATCTCTCGATGCAGCGCATGAGTTCTTCATGACTATGGCCTTCTTTGATTCGCTTTGCAATACTCCTCGATGCAACATCACGGCTATCGTCTGATTTCCTGATTTCCGCGAACCGGTCGAGTAGCGCGGCGATCTTCTCTGGGTATGCCCTTTTTACCCGCTTGCGCGCCCCGCCAGTCGCTTTGGATGGGGCAGGTAAGGCGATTGCCTTATCTCCTGCTTCCGAATCGTCTACGGGGCTTGTAGGCGTTTTCTCGGAAAATGCCGTGACCGGGGTGGCGGTTGCAGTTTTCTCCGGCTGTTCGGGCAATGACGATCCCCCTTGGGGGGAGAAAGCGTTAGCTTTCTTAGGGGGGGTAGTTGTTTCTCCTTCTCCATCTAGCTCTACATCTCCTTCTTTGCTTGCAAGTTTCTTGTTAGTCGCTTGCAAGTTCGAAGTGTGATTATCCTTTATTTTCAACAAGTTAGGACAATCAATTTCTAAAACATCTTCTTTGGTCAAGCGTCCAATTCCTTCCGAGATCGCAAAATATTTTCCGATTTGCGAGAGATTCACTAAGGAATTGCGGTGCAGGCATCCGATAAAATCAAGGAATGTTCGGGGCTGCATGCCATAATTGTCGGCCCACTTCTTGATCGGATAGCGCACCATAGCAGACGTTTTTCCTTTGCCGATGTCGAGTTGGTCGGCAAGAATCTCCAGCGTTCGCCAGTAGAATCCATATCCGCCCATGCCCTTCTCGGCCACCACCGCCGCGAGCTTCTCGTCATCAAAGGCGTCCGTCATGTGCTTGAACCATTTCATGTCACGACTCCTTCCGTGCCGCTTCTGCGCGCCGCGCATCAATGATCCTCCGGACGTATTCCGATACGTTCAACCCAAGGGCTGTTGCCTCTCGAACGAGATCATCACGCATACGGCGCGGAATGCGGATATTGAATTGCGTGGTATTCAGCTTCATTCGCGTCTCCTTGTGTATAGTTATTAACTATACGTATGCGGGTTGTCATGTCAACAACTTTTTTCGGACGGCTCATGCGTTGGTGATGTCGTCGGTCGCCTTGCGGAATAGTGCGGCTGTATCCTCCAGTGATTTGGCGAGGTCGTTTATGGATGCTTTCAGGCTTTGGTATCGCTTCCGTGTTGCAGCAAAAGCTTCTTCGGCGCGCACGGCGCGCTGGATGAGTTCGTCATGGGTGATGACCTCGGTGGCCCCTGTGTCCAGGTTGATGCGGAGTATCTTGAAGTGGCCCTGCTGGAGCGGATCGGACTGGACGGCGACCGGCTCAATCCCGGGCGCTGATGCCTGCTCTTTGTAGATGATATTCAGTGATCCGTCGAACACCCCGAGGCCACCGAATAGCTTGAACAACTTTTGAAATCCTTCGGAGTACGGGTTGCCGCCGGTTCCGTTCTCATAGTACGAGATTGTCGTTCCGGTAACGCCAACCATCTGGCCGACTTCATCCTGTTGCAGCTTCTTAGAGCGGCGCTCCTCGCGCATTTTCCAGCCGTAGAGCTTCATTGCTTGTTTCATGTTCATTGTTCATCTCCTATTAGATGGTATTCCAGTTGAGTTCACTCACGACCTCTTCCAAGAGGCGGTAGTCATCACAGGCAATGCGCTGGCCGTCCTTGAATGCGTCCACAAGTTCCAGCGCCGAGTCATCGTAGAGCGTGCCGTCGTTGTCGATGATGGTGTTCGATTGCTTATAGAATACCGTCACCCCGCGCGGCAGGTGGCACACTTCCACCTTTGCCCTTTCGAGGCTTGCAATGGAATCCTCCATCACGGGGCTTGTAAGCGTGGCGATCCTGTTTGTATCGGTGTCCATCGGTTTTCTGCCTCCAGTTCGTTGTCCCTGCTTTGGCCATCCGGATTTCGATCTCGGTTGGGTACTCCTGCATCCTGGTGTTGTCGGCGTTGCGGTATTGTTCGATGTCGTCGGGTTCCATATTATCCACGTCCTCTAAAAAACGTCTCGATACCTTCGCACAGTTGTTCATCAAACACGTCCGGCAGCGTGCCTTCGCGCTTGGCGTAGTTGATGCACTGGCGCACCATGAATAGGATGCGCTCGGCTCCTTGCTCTCGTTGAGTGCGAGTAGTGTTCTGAATGGGAGCTATCCTGCTTTGCAGGTGCTTGAGGTTGGCTATAGTCGTGTCACTGAATCCGTGGCTATGGTTATCAACGCGGTCCTCGTATGTGTGGTCATTGCCAAGATCGGTGTTTGCGTCAACGAGGATATCAATCAGTTCTTTGATGGCACTCATACATCCCTCCCTGCTCTCCGGTTGTGCGTCCTGATCGACTGCACATGGTCATAGTAGGCTTCCTCGCGGTCATGCTGTTCCATCGTTGATCGGACTGCTGCGAGGCACTTGCGGCAATACTTCGTGTCCCGGTGCTTCGGGTACTCGTGGCACTTTTCGCACATGCGTTTCACGACCACTCCTTTCAGTTGGCGCTCGGCTGCATGGATGCCCGAAGGTTGCCAAGCTCTTTGTGTTGACGCTCACAGTTTTCGGCGGTACGCTGCAAAAGTCCGCTCATGACTTCGATCTTTGTGAGAATCTCCGCAAGCTGGCCGATGTCGGTGGGGTTGTTCTCGATGGATTTGAATAGGGTCTGGTCGCTCATTCTTTATCCTCGCCTTCAGTAACAGTTACAGAGCCAAACGCACACGCCATAAACGTACTGACGCTCACCATCAATGCAGCAAGCGATCCGATTGACACGATCACCATGAACGGAACGGCAGCCAAAAACCCAAGCGCGTTATCCATATCTGGGTGAATGAATACCGGCGAAAACGTTGTGATTGCAAAGAACGGCATTCCAATCATTCCGACGACAACACCAAGAATGCGCTCACTGATTGCAAACGGTCGTGTCTTGCTCATCGTCGTCCTCGCTTTCCGTAATTATTCTGAATCCGACGCCAACGACATCTTCAAAGATGTCGCGAATGGTCAAATCATCGCTCACATTATCTTCAAACCATTCTTCATCTATCGTCAATTCAACCGTGATCTTCCGTGGCATGGTCGTCCTCGCTTTCATCTTCATCCGGTTCGTCACAGTCATCGCTCCGGTCATACTCAATTTCCCCGCCCTCCGGCTCAGTCCAGTTGCGCGGGTCCAGTGCTTCGGCGTATACGTCGGATAGGGCGGTCATGGTTTGCATACCTTTCGCGCAATCCAACCGACAAGAAAAACAGGCGTCATGTAAATGGTCGCGGCGATAAACATCGGCGCAACAAGAACGAATGACAGGCGGTCGTAACGATTCAACCAACTGATGTTTTCAATGTCGTAAAAGCTCATTTAGAAATCCTTTCGCGAATCGCCCTGAAAATCATGGCCACGATCATGAACGGCGCAAGCAATGCGAATGTGATGCAGCCCTTCCATCCTGTCGGCCCGTATCCACTCATGTTTTCTTCCCATCCTTCATGGCGTTGACTGCGGCGACAAGGTTCTTCTGCGCTGATAGAGTATTAATATAACTTCCACAAAAAAGTGATTTGACGAATCTGTCGGAGCACATCGCTACTTTGTTGTGCCGCCGCACCGCCCTGCGCACTTCGCGGTCAACGTGGCGCTGGATGATGCGAGCGGCGTCAACATTGCTATCGGTGTTCCGGTTATCGTCAAACGGGTCCGGATGCGCCCATTTGCTTACGGCGTCATACCATGCCCTTATCGTCGCCTTACTCGGTTCTTTCGCCTTGGTCATGCGTCACCGTCCTTTGCTTCTTCTTGTGATTGTGCATCAACCTCCGATTCCGCACATTCCTCAGGCGTCTCTTGTTCGCAAAAACAATCCCAAATTGCATCTGCGCACGCTTCTGCCGTTTGGAACGCAATCTCGTAGTCGCATCCAGTCAGTTGCGCAAATCGCTTCGCATACCTTCCAACAAACTCAATCCGAGTCATGCGTCACCGTCATTCCGTCATCGCAGCAAGAATAGCAAGCTGCATACGCTGTTCTTCCGTTATGGTTGCTGTCAACTTCATCGGCCCCTTTGTTATCTTCCGGAGCGTCTTTCTGGGATGCCTTTTCTTCTTCACGGTCAACGTTACGAACTCGCACGGAATCCACGTTTTTCCGCCGTCGATGGAGAATGACTCCGTCATGCGTCACCGTCCTTTCCGCTGGCGAGGGCTTTCCATGCCGCGCGCTTCATCGTTTCCGCAGTATTGAGCGCGCAGATAACGTTCAGCGCCTCCTTCAACCGCCGATTCTCCGCCTCCAGTTCGGCGATGCGGGAGGTTGCGGTTGCCGCCCTGTAGTAGGTATTCCCGTCGCACTTCGCGCAGAATTTGTTGACGCACGCATCCCAGACGCATGTTTCGCACAGATCGCTCTTGTGATTAAAGCTCATGTTTCCCCTCCCCATCGAGCGCAGCCTTGGCGTCGGAATCAAGCCACCCGCGATTTCCATCCGTCACGCCGAAGTCAAATGTATCATTGACTCCCTCGTTATAGGCATCCTCCACCAGTTCCCGCAGCCGTGCGATTTCGTTGCGCGCCGTCGCCAGTTCGCTTTCAAGTTCGGCGCTATGTTCCCGTGCCGTTCTTACTACTGATGCGATTGTTCCGCATTCAAAGCCGTTGTTTTTATCATTATCACTCACTTTGCCCCTCCTTTCGCCAGCTCGTCCATGTAGTTTTTCATGGCACACTCAATAGTAGCGAAGATGGCATGCCGACCTTCTTTGGTGTGGGTGAGCGAATGCAGACTCCGTGCCGACTCAAACTCAACGTTAGTATTCATATAGATGCTGCCTATTGTATTGTTTGCTGCAATCGCAACAGGGAACCATTGCGGGCTAAAAACGACTCCTTGGATGGTTTTTTTTGTTTGTTTGTCTTTCCATTCGATGAAGTCAACAACGCATTCTCCGTCATATTCCTCGTTATACGGATGATCGTATGTCATTCCCTCTATGGCGCTGAGATACGTGTGATCTTTGTCATCCGCAATAGCGATGTCGATGTCTGTTGCGTTAATCGGATCATACGCGAATCTGCCATAGATGCTTGCGTGCACACCGGCTTTACGCAATCGACTCATAATGTCATTGTGCATCGTTCCCTCCTTTCGCCAGCGCAAGGGCGGCACGGGCCATCTTGTCGCATTCAACCGCGTCTTGACGATCAGCATTCACAAGATCGATCATGGCTTCCAGCGCCTTCACCAGCGCGTCCTCGATGGGGCGGGTGTTCCATTGCTTAATAGCCTCTTCCTCGTGAGCGTCATAAATATCAGGATCGATGTGGCAGTCATCACACTCGATAGAATACCCGTCAATGATTTTCGACGTTGCATCTCGCATGTATATCCTAACGTGAGCATTACCATTGCACCAAGGGCACGGCTTGAGTTCGTCGGTCATTTCATCGCCTCCTTTTCGGCCTTGATGCAATCGGGATGACGCATGATATTTCCATCCAGATCGTAATTGAGTTCTTCGTTTCCGAGAATACTGCAATAGAACCGGCATCCCAGATAGCTTGACAATTTTCTGCACATGCCGCACCACTTCTCATTCATGGGGTTGATTTCAACCGCGATCTTACATGTCATGGCTTCTCCTTTAACATGGAGTCGATGATCATAGCGACCTTGTGGCAGTAGTTCTCCGGGCAATGCGCATGGGTATTCTGATACGGGCAATACTTGCAGGGGTTTTCGAGCGCGTTCATTGCGTGAATGGCGGATGCTACTTTGATCGCCCTATGGCTTGGCTGTGTGACGGCACGCATTAGAACGGCGCTCCTTCGTCGTCGTATTCTTCGGCCTCGCCTTGGGCCTTCTGCTCTGGCGGAGTGGGATTGTTGTCTGCGGTTGGCTCGGCGTCGTCCACTTCATCGAATCCCTTGACGGAGCCATAGAGGCAAACCTTGTCAGCGCATATCTCATGCCGCCACACCTTCTTGCCGCCAACGTCCTGCTCGTAACCACCCATGCGGCCCGTGAATGTTAGGATGTCTCCCTTGCTGCGCTTTGCGAGGAATGCCGCTGCCTTACCGAAGCAGGTGACGCCGATATGCACGTAGTTCTTCTCGCGCTTGGTGGTCTTGTCGAAGTAGCCGTTGATGTGGAAGAACACCGTAACGCGGTTGTTGTCATGTACCTGCGGGTCATTCAACAGGCGACCGGTCACGACGGCCATATTCAGGAACGGAGCTTTTTCGTATTGCATGGTAGTCCTTTCATTCAGAGTAACCGCCCCCGGAACGTTCCCCCCTTGGTACGCTCGACGGGGGCGGCGGTAGTGTTCAAAGATGCGGGCGACGGGTTATCTCGTTATGCCGACCGGCTGAGGACCGGGCAATGGTTTCGGCGCGCGACGGGCGGGTGGCTCTAGTCGCCGCACCCTGCACGATGGCAGGAGCGCCCGCATAGGGTTTTAGATCACGAGTTGATACTGCGTCATCAGGAACGACAGGTCGGCTTCGTCGAAGCGCGCCAGGTCATCCTCCGTCTTGACGCCCATGAAGTTCGGGTCCGCTTCCGACGCCTTGGCAATCGTCTTGGCGAACAGGTCCGGATTGCGCTGCAACAGGCTCGTAAAGAACGTCAGATAGGACTCCGGCTCGTCCTTCTCGGCCAGGGGTTCGGCCTCGACGGGAACGACTTCCGGCTCCGGCTTGGAGATCGCGGCACGGGCCTTGGCGCTATTGCGGGACTTCGGGGCGGTGGTGTCCACGACTTCGGCAGGCACATCCTTGAGCTGCATCGGAACATCCGACTCGGCGCTCGTATCGGTGTCGATGGCATCGGCCAGTTCGATGCTCATGGGGAGGAGCTTGCAGAGTCGCTTGATGGCGGTTTTCTTGGCCATCTCCTCCCAGTCCGTCACCCACGGGCCGGACGATCCGGCCTTGCTGCGTGTGCGAATCTTCTCAATCGCGCCCTTGGTCATGACGACGCGCTGAATGCCGCCATCTTTCAGCTTGGCGATAGCGTAGACGTGTGTGCATGATCCGGGTTCATCGTCCAGCGCCGGGATGTGTTCGATCTTGGGATCGTCGCCGAGGCGGTAGGAGAATGTGTCCTTCTCGTGAACGCATTCCGCCGTTATCGTGGAGATATCTCCCGACCGGCGCGCAAGGGCAACCAGTCCCTTGTAGCCGACTTGGAATTGCACCTCCTTGCGTCCCATCTTACTGTTGTTGTAGGGCACGAGGTACGCTTCGCCGAGGAGCGACGGCTCCAGCCCCAACTGGCCGCAGCACAGGACGGCGCTGTACAGGCTTTCCTTCGTGCATTCCAGCAGACCTTGGTTGCGGGAGATCGCCGACATGACGATGCGCGTCAGGCGCTCCCCGGTGAGATGCTTCGCGCACGCCTTGGTGATGCTCGCCTGAATCCCCGGCGTCTCCAGCCAACCACTGATTTCCTTCATCTTGGTCGCAACATCGTTCGCCATGTTCCTACTCCTGTTCCAGTCCAGCCACTTTCAGATACGACCGGCCAGCGCCGACCGTTGTATGCTGCTTGATGATGTCGTCCGGAACCTGCGCAGCCTTGGCGACATCTTTCCACTTGACGCTTTCGGTGGGCTTGGAGCGCACCCATGTCACGGTAGCCCCATTGTCCAGCGCCACGCCCTTGTTCGTTCCGATGATGCCCATGATTTGCGTTTCGAGGATGTCAAGTGTTGTCTCTTGCAGCTCCATGTTCCGCTTCATCGTGAGGTATTCCGCCAGAAGCGTGCGGTCAGCTGCGGAGATCATGCTGCTCGGCAGGATTGCTTGCTTCTCTGTTACAGCGAAGCGTTCCGTCTGGTAGGCTTTCGCCGCGTCCGATCCGTCAACGTCAACGGGGTCTTTGTTGATGACATGTGCCACCCACCATGTTGCGATGTCCCGCACAGCGCCGTCAAACCAGATGTCATCGAACGGAATCCAGTATTCAACATAGTCGCGTCCGTCGAACAGCACGGCAAGATACCAGCCGTCCACATCGTAACCAAGCGCCTTGGCGATGCCACAATACCACTGGCATTGCATCCAGTAATGCAGCGGAACCTCGTTGTCTGTCCAGTCGGTTCGGCTGTGCGCCGTTTTGATCTCCAACCCGAACGTCTTACCGGTCGAATCCACAAGCCAGCGATCCACGGTGCCGCCGATGAACTGGAACTGCGGATGCACGAGGTCTTGGGGCTTTGTCATGTCGATCAGAAGATCGTGATCTTCGCAGAACTTCTCAGCGATCATCTGTTCCGACCTGCGACCCCACTCCATGCTCGGATTGTCCGGCGTCTCCTCGCCTTCGCCGATCTTCTCGCGCCAGACCGTGAACGCGGTTTTCCACTTGTTCTTTCCGAAGATGGCTGACACATCAGTGCCACCGATGTACGTTGTGCGATCTCTCACGGCTTACTCCTTTCAATCCGCCCATCCCGGTAGTTCGTCTCACCAAGATGACCACTCCAACCATTGGCAATGTGATCCATCCAAAGGTTAGTGACATACTGCCACATGCCACCATCTCCGATAATCTGAACGCCGTCATTGTCATTAATAATCATCTTATAAAACGCGCCAGGCACCATCTCCCACTTGATCTTCAGCGGCTCGACCCATGGGCCTGTGATGTCGTAAGCCGTATCGCCGTTCTTGCACCGTCCATCGGTGCAGGCAATGTAATGGGCCTCTCTTGGGCCGCGATTATCGTCAACATGCATAAACGCGTAGCCGTCATGTATGCACAGACAACGGGCTTTGCATCCATTGCTCGCGGTGTAGTATTTACCCAACACCCAAACCATATCCATCGGTTCCTCCTTTTCTTCGGGCACTTCGGCGATGATGTCCATATTGTTTTCGTCGGACATAACGCTGTAACTGCCACTTTCCGTATACGTCTCACCATTGCTTCCCACCCACGGGTATACGTCAGTACGGGTACTCAACGTAATTACTCTTCCATTCCTCAACCGATACCGTCCGCCGTCGCGAAGCTGAACCATCACTCGCCTCCAATCGTTGCCAGCAAAGCCAGCACCACAGCCAAACACCCGAGCGCGACCGCCGCGCCTACCATCCAGTCCGTCACGAGCGCGATGTCCAGCGGACGCTTGCGCTCCAGCATTGCCTCCCAGAGGTCACGCTTTGCCATTCTGTTTCTCCTGTTTGGCTTTCTTCATCACGACGACGATAGCGGCTTTGATGGCATCGCCATGCATTCTCCACCATGCCGACGCTCGTGGCTCCATCTTGATGATCGCATTTGCTCTGTACCCCCATGCAAGCCATTTCTCATTTTCGTGCGTCTGGCATCCGATAGATGTGTATGTGGCTCGGATGCAGATACTCCATCCGCCGAAATCCATACGGCAGATTGATCCGTCTTTGGCGAAACTCAGGTTTGCGTAACTCAGGTTTGCGTAACGCAGGTTGGCGGAACTCAGGTCGGCGTAACGCAGGTTGGCGGAACGCAGGTTGGCGGAACTCAGGTCGGCGTAACGCAGGTTGGCGGAACGCAGGTTGGCGGAACGCAGGTTGGCGGAACTCAGGTTTGCGTAACTCAGGTCGG